AAATAGGCAGGTAGATTTTGAGGAATTTGAAAAGGAGTATATGCAGGAGTATTCGGGGCAAAAACCCCTGAAGCACGAAACCTTTACTATGTTTTTGGACTTGCTTCAAAAAATGGGCTTTGGAAACGATACACCTTTTGGTGCTACGGCCATTGCTACCTTAGAACAGCTAGAGGTATTTGCCGCTCCGGGTGGCGCAAGTGTAGAGCTGGGCGACCAGCACCCCGTATTAGGAACGGATCACTTTAGCTTGTTTGTATTGGACAGTGGGAATCAAGGATTGACAACGCAGGTGGCCTACATCTATGCAGGGGGTAAACCCTCGGTATGGGTGCGTACGGGAGAGCCTTACGGCTGGACAACGTGGTTTGAGATAGGCTCGGACAAAGTATTCAAGAATGCGAGCATTACCCCTGGAACACATACCAAAGTAACGTACGATGCGAAAGGGCTCGTTGTTTCGGCGGTAGATGCTACCACTGCGGATATAGCCCCTAGTGCTAATAGGAACTATGTGAGTGACGTGGAGAAAGCAGCAGCCGCTAATTTGCCAGCGAATACGACCTTGGTATTGGCGGCAGAGGCGCAAGAACGTGCAAACGCGGACCAATACTTACAATCCCAACTAACAGGAGCGATAAGTGGGTTTTTAGGCTCTTTGGCTTACAATGCCGCAGCGCCAACCCCGGGGAAAAGCGGTTATTACGATTTTACAGGGGCTGGTACTTCTGGTGCGTGGTTAGGATCCGTGGCGGTGGCAGGGGGTGACAGGGTTTATGTAAACTTTACTACCCCTACCTACGCCTACACTTTTGCCAAAAGCGAAATGGTGCATAGCTACGGCAACGAAATCATAGCTGGCACAAAGACCTTCGATGCATCGCCTATAGTGCCAGCGCCTACGGAGGATGGGCATCCTGCTACTAGAAAGTTTGTAATTGATTCTTTTGCAACTGAAACTCCGCATAAAAACCTTTTCGACAAAACAAAAGTTACTCAAGGGTTCTATTTAAATAGTTCGGATGGCTCGTTGGTTGAAGATGTGGCTTATTGGACTTCTGATTTTATAAAATTATCAGTAAATGGAATTGCTAATCAGTCTTTTACTTTCATTTCGTTTTACGATGTAAATAAAGCTATCATAAGTGGTATTACGGCAGCTGCTCAAACAGGGATTACTGTACCCGTAAATACTAAATTTATACGGATTTCTGAAAATGGTGCTTATAACAATATTAATACTCTTCAAGTTGAGGTTGGGAATACTAGTACCGCTTATGAATCTTATGGTTCAACTATTGAACCTAAATTTGCAGCAAAAGAAGACCTCGCTGCATTGATATTAGAAGTTGGAAATAAAACTACGGAAGGGTATGTGGATACTCAAGTATCGGCTAGTGATTTATTGACAGATACTAAAATAGAGGATGCTCTATTTACACAATCAGGAAAAAACCTTTTTGACAAAACGAAAATTACTCAAGGATTTTACTTGAATACGTCTGATGGTGCTTTAGTGGCCAACGCTGATTTTTGGACATCAGATTTTATTCAGTTACCAGTAAATGGAATTGCAAGTACCTCATTTACCTTTATTTCTTTTTTTGATATTAACAAAGTAATTATAAGTGGTATTACAACTGCTGGACAGTTGGCTATTACTGTACCCGTAAATACTAAATTTGTCAGAATTTCAGAAAACGCAACTTACAACAATATCAATACTTTACAGGTTGAGGTAGGGAATACTAGCACTGAATATGAAGCCTATAGTGAAATTCCAACTGCAAAATACGCTACTTACGATATTGTAAAAAATGGAGCTAAAACTCAAAGTATTACAGGTAGAGCTACTTATTCATGGCAAGAATCATTTGATGGTGCTGGAATTGCAGCCAACAAAGATACTGTAGCCTCTGGTGATGGGATTATTAAGTCTGTGAAATTCTATGCAAACAAAGTAGCAGATGCTCACTTTGCAATTGGAATACGTGACCAATGGGGGAAGGCTCTTTACAGCGAAATCAAAACAATACCTGTTACATCAATTGGATTGAAAGAGGTTGAAGTTAATTGGACTATGCTTTCGGGTCAAATGCTATTTGTTATGATTGGTGTTACTGAACCAATATCCTACTCTACTGGCGAAGTGGGATTTGAAAATCTATTGATATATAATAATGCAAATACAACAGGTGTTTTAATAGATTTCCCATTGAACGGATTTGCTATTTTGTCATGCACCTTTGAGTATTCTGATGTTTCATTGAATGAAGTTTACAATAAAATTAAACTTGCAAACACCGAAATAAACGCCACTAAAGGGGATGTTTCAAGTTTAAAAACATCAACCTTTATAACCTCAAAATCGGGTGAAAAATTCAAACTAGTTGTTTCGAGTTTAGGAGCTCTGACAACTAAATCAACAATTGTCAATAAAGTGCTGGCATTGGGCAACTCAATTACTATTCATCCTATTACATCGTTTTGGTGGGGAAATTGGGGAATGGCTGCAACAACCAGAGCTAAAGATTATGTACATCAACTTGAAAGTATTCTCAAAACAAAAGATAACAGCTCAACTGTAACTGCATTTGGCATTGGTACATGGGAGCAAAACCACTCAACTTATAACTATTCATTGCTAGATGCTTATTTAGTATCCGATTTGGATTCTGTGTTATTAAGAGTTGCTGAGAATACAGCAGGCACAAATGAGGCGAATTATGAAGCCGATTTTACTACATTGATAAATTATATTTATTCAAAATGTCCAAATGTAGATATTATTGTAATGGGCTCGTTTTGGGGAAATTTAGTTACTCAACAAAAAAATGTCTGTAATGCTTTGGGACTTCCATTTATTGACATCTCTTATATGGGCTCAAATCCAACCTACTCAAATTCTTTAGATACTCAAGTGTATGGAGATGACAATGTTTGGCACTCAATATCAGAAGGTGGAGAGATAGCTGCTGGTGTAGCTGCACACCCGAACGATAAAGCGATGTTGGAAATGGCTCAATTATTTGCAAATGCTTTAGGATATTAACTGCCTCACGGCACTAAAAACGAAAATGTAAAATGCAACACCCTTCATATTTCAGTGAGATAATCGCAGCACTAAATAGTATCTGTCATAATATTTACGCACTTGCAGGTGGTACGCCCTATCAGTACCGAAAACCCCGAATACCTATTGCAAGGCAACCCGCACACGAGGGGTAAATCGCAAAAGCCCGTGGTGGTGTTGACCAACAACGGGACCACTAGAGTACTGGAGTGCTACTCGGTGCTAAGCGACACCCCTACCGTGGACAAGAAGCTTTACATCAAAGCAGTGGCAGCAGAGGATAACCCTGTAACGATTGTACCCTACATAGTGCTAATGTGTGCAATAAAGATTTACGGCATTATTGAGCGTGCCGATATGGTCAAGGTATTGACCGAAGACTTAATGACAATGATTAAACTACAAACACTATAAGCGCCATGACCATAGAGCAATTATCAGAAGCCATCTACCAATACATAGATCTGAAACTAGGCCAGATAAAAACACAGTTATTCCATAACCCCTCGGCAAATAGGCAGGTAGATTTTGAGGAATTTGAAAAGGAGTATATGCAGGAGTATTCGGGGCAAAAACCCCTGAAGCACGAAACCTTTACTATGTTTTTGGACTTGCTTCAAAAAATGGGCTTTGGAAACGATACACCTTTTGGAGGGAATACTCTGAACACCTTAGAAGCTTTGGATTTCTATACTTCTGCGGGAGGTGCGTCGGTACAGCTTAGCGGGAACCACTCGGTTATTGGAACGGATCAATTCGGTTTGCTGGTACTGAACAACGGTAACTATGGGCTTAGCACACAAGTAGCCTTTGCCTATTCGGGAGGAGGTGATGGTATTTGGATGCGTTCGGGGCAGCCCCTCGGTTGGTCGGACTGGGTTAAAGTGAGTAGTGACTTACGCGAGGTAGCAGTAAACACCCCTTTAAAAAATCAAGTACTCAAATTCAACGGCTCAAAATGGGTAAATGCGGATAAAGATTATTCGTTTACGTTTGCCATTACAGGATTTACATGTACTGCTGGCGACAATGGGGCTGTGTTTGAGTATGGAGGAGCAGATGCGGTACTTGCTGCGATGTATGCGGCAACATTTGATTTACAGTTTTTGAATGGCGCACCTCCCACTACGGCAATAAGTAACCCTAACGGCAATATGACAGTAACAGGGGTTTCGGGCGAAAATGACGTGGCTATAAAACATCCTGCAAGTCCGGGAGTGCTTACGCTTACTGCTTCGGCTACTGTGGGTGGTGAAACGGCTTCACGCTCTATAAACTATTATTTCTACAACCGTATCAAATGGGGTGTGGCTAGTAAGAATACAGGTTTGGAAGCTTTAGATTTTACTAATTTAAGTGGCAATTCGCTTTCTAATAGTAGGGTACGAGATATTACGCATACGGTTGGGGCTGGAGAGTATTTTGTATATGCTTATCCTAAACGACTGGGAACGGCTGTATTTTGGGTGAATGGTATTTCGGGCGGTTTTAAAGCTCCACAAACTATCGAAATTACAAATGCTTCTGGTTATAAAGAGGACTACTATGTTTATGCTTCTGACAATTCAAATTTAGGTACACTAACTTTCAATATTAAATAATATGGCTGTAGAATTAATAGGTAAAATAAAACAAGCAAACGGACAAGAGTTCAAGCTGGTGGATGCAAAAGATATTGAGGGCGGTGATGGTAATACACTGCCTGTGGAAACGCTTCCTACTACTGTATTGCAAACTTCGGATGTGATAGATAGTTTTGATAATGCTGCTACCGACAAACCTCTTTCGGCAAAGAAAGGTAAGGAATTGAAAGAGGAGGTGGATGCGCTTTCGGCTGGGTATTTGGGTGATATGCTTGCTAGTGCAGCTCAACCAATGCCTGCTACAAGTGGTTATTATAAGTTTTCGAGTGGTGGAGTTGTTGATTGGCTTAGTTATACACTGGTATATGCTGGCGATACGCTTTCTGTAACTCGTATTTCTGCTAATGACTTTGAATATAAGCATATTTCGGGGCAATATGATATTATTGATGACCTGACAACTGATGGAGCAGGTAAAGCTTTGAGTGCGGGAATGGGGAAGGAGTTGAATGAAAAAATACAACTATTCCAAGATGATTATGTAGATAGTTACCCTGTTTATTTATTAGACTGGTCATCAGCTAATATAACTGAAAATTTTGAACATAATTTTTTCGGATATAATTCAAAATCAAACAAAGTAGAAATTTTAAATCACATTGGGAACACCTTAGGATTTAACCTAGGAGACACGGCTGGGAAAACAGGATTTAGCTTAAATGTAGATATTCTATTATATTCCCCAGTTTCATTCATCATTGATTTAGACACATATACAAATGGTGGTACTATCGAATATATTACCCCAAAAAAGATTTCCATTGCACTCGGCATTAATTACACCCATATTGGACTAAAAGTAATTAGTAGCGGGACTTTAAATCAAATTATTTTTGCGAATCACGATTTGATTGGTACTACTTTATATATTAGAGGTTATTATTATGAAGGTCTAAAAAAATCTAGTTTTAATAATAAAGACTATCCGGATGTAGTACTGAAAACTGCCAAAGACTATACGGATGCTGAAACTATAGCTAGAAATACAGCCATTGACAATGAAGCTAAACTTAGGAGTACTGCTGATAATTATATTTTACAACAATTGCAAGAAGAATCATCTGCTCGAAATGCAGCGCTGCAAACTGCTAAAGAATATACAGATGTGGAGATTGATGTGTTAAATATCAACATATTTCAAGATGATTATGTAGATAAAACAAAAGTTGAAATTTTTGGGTGGGAAAGTATTCACGTAATACCAGATGAAAATACGAATGTTTTTGGTAGAATTATAGCTTGTGATAAAGTAGAAGTTTTACCTCACAATGGGAATACATTAGGTTTCTATATCGGAGACGTATATACGCAAGATGTAGGACTTATTAAAAATATTCATTTTGCAATTTATTCTCCAATTGAATTCAAAACAGATGTTTATGCCTTCTGCGGAGACGGAACGTTGGAATTTATACAAGGTAGTAGCCTGGATATACATATTGGAATCAATTTTTGTTTTTTTTCAGTTAAGATATTGACTGTCGGGTATTATAGACGATGGCAAATCTATTTCAGGTGTTTAGACCTTATTGGTAAAACGCTATATATAAATGGGTATAAATATAACGGTGTTAAAAAAAACGACTTAAGCGATAGCCCATATAAGATATTATTTGAAAATTATTCTTGCAAACTCAATTCAGATCATTACACACCTCTAGTTAAGACTGTGGATGAAAATGGTTATATTACATATGAACATCCTGTAAACAATAATACTGTCGGTTGGTTCTTCTGGAATTTATCCCTTGATAACTTGCGTAATTTTGAACCGTGGCACGAATATTATGTAGCCCTCGATGCTATTATACTTGATGATGCTAAAACGGTAAATCAAAATTATTATGGCTTAATTAACCCAAAATTTAATGATGGTGTCTCTTGTGGTAGTGGCATTGTTAAATCAGGGTTAGTACATAATTCAAGAGGGCTCTTAAAAGCAAAATTATCAATTGATAATGAACCTGTTATAACTGCGAATCCATCTTCTAAAAATATTTTTTTTCAAAGTGGCTATTATGAAAGTAATGAAACTTTTAAAATAAAAATATTCAATATGGTTTGTATTGATTTAACCAAGTTTGGAATTACATGGGATGAGGCTGATCAGTACGTACAGCAATATGGGATTGTAAAATCAAAATCTATAATTCCTGTAGCTGCTTATTCTGACAGGGCTAAAGTTGCGGAATCAGTTGAAACATTTACGATAGGCTCTACAATCGACTTGTGGGGAGATTCTTTAGTTGCACAGGGATGGGGAAATAATTTAGCTAGAATATTAAATAGAGAGGTTGTTACACACGGATATGGAGGTAAAACTTCTACATTTATTCGAGACCAATTTTTACTCTCTACAACTAAATCAAGAACACAAATCATAAATGTGGGTAGAAATGACTACTGGAAAATCGATGAGGTTGTTGATAACATACGTATGATTGTAGAGAATATCGGGCATCGGAATTTTCTTATTTGCTCACCACCAAATGGAATTTTCACATCGCAGGGGGAGATTGCTACAAGTACAGATTCCGCATTTTATAAATTGGAAAGAATACTCTCAAATGAGTTCGGTGCTAATTATCTGAATTCTAGGTTAGGTACTATTTTCTCGTACGGTAATGGGAATGTGAAATTGCTATCATCATTCATTCAGCCCAATATTGATTCAAATGTTCAGATTCATTTATCCGATGCCAATTTTCTTTTTAACACCAATCAAAGTGATTTGAGTTTTCTTGGTTCTGACATTGTTAATAAAATAGCAATTGGCATAAATGGTCAATATGATATTTATATGCCAATTTCTGTTGATTCTAATACATTATTAACTGTAAAGTTAATTGCAAGTAATAGAATATTTCAAGGTAGTATTGTTGATAATTTGGTTGATAGTGGCACAGACTCATTGATATATCTAAGAGTTTTGCAAAACGCGGACTTGTATTGTTTAACAAATGAAATAACACAATCTACATTCAGGTCAGATGGAATTCACATGTCAGAAGCTGGGTTAGAATGTATTGCAAATGTAGTAGCAAGAAAAATTGTATCAATGAAAATATAAAGTTGAATACTGAACGTTGAAATGTAAAAATGAGCAAACAATTAGAATATGTAGCAGCTACTATAGCCATTGCCTTTGGAAGCCAATGGGCTATTAGGTTCTTTCAAAATTATCGCAGTAAGGGACAAATCAAGAAAGACGATATTGAAAATCTGAACTCGATAATTAGCCAAATGAGGACTGAAATTGACCGCTTAGAAGCGAAAATTGACAAAATGCAAAAGGATTTCGACTTCAAAGAACAGGCGTACAGTCTAGCCTATACATGTCCTAATACAGCTAATTGTCCGGTACTAAAAAAAATGAGAGAAAGATGAAAACATTTATAAAAAACATATTTATGAAAGACCAACCCGAAAGCTCGAAACGGTTTTTTGGGGGGTTGGGATTTTGTGTTTCTATTGTTTATGTGGGTTTTAACCCCTCGCAAATTGATACGCTGATATACGCCAGTACGGCATTATTAGGGTTGGGAATTTTAGATAAAATGAAAACGTTATGAGTAAGATATTGACATTGCACCCCTTAATTCAAACGGAAGTAATGGGTTTGGTTCAGAAAGTGAACAATGAGATTTTGAAATCGGATGTGAAAATGATTGTTATACAGGGTTTACGGACATTTGAGGAGCAAGATAAATTGTACAATCAAAAGCCGAAAGTTACCAACGCTAAAGCTGGACAATCAATGCACAATTATGGTCTTGCCTTTGATTTTTGTTTGGTGCAGGGTGGCAAAACTATTTGGGACACGGCAAAGGATTTTGACGGTGACAAGGTAGCCGACTGGATGGAAGTGGTAAAGCTTTTTAAAGATAACGGTTATAAATGGGGTGGCGATTTCCGTTCTATTAGCGACAAACCGCATTTTGAGAAAACCTTCGGGCGTACTTGGCAACAACTTTTGGAATTGAAAAAGAGTGGTAAAACGATTAATGGGTATGTACAGTTATGACAATAGAAGAAGCAATACGGATATTAATCAACTTCCGTGAGAGGAAGGATTATATTTATACCAGTGAAGTGAATCAGGCATTTGATTTAGTGATAGAAACGGCTATAAATACGATAGCATGACAATGTTAGAGAGTGAAAAGGTGCTACTTGAATGTATTGCGCTTTTCAAGCAAAAGAAAAAGGATAATCCGTATTGGGCGGTGAATTATAAAAGACCATTGAAAACGAAAGAAATATTGAAACGATTATGAAACTAAGACAGATTTTTGAAGATTTTGTATTGCCAATATTGGTGATAGTTTTGATTGTAGCAGTTATAAGCAGTCAGTGTTCGGCAAGGAAATACAGGGCTGAACTTGCCACAAAAACGGCTAACATAGAAGCTTTGAACAATACGGTAAAGACCTACAAAAGCAAAGCTGGTTTGAACGTGGCGCAAATGCCTGCCGTGTTCTATAACACCACCGAAGTAACGAAGTATGACCCTAAGTTGGTACAGACTATCAAAGATATGAAGCTGGAGCTAAAGAACGTACAGGCGATTATTGATGTGCAAACGGAAACGATTAAGAAGTTTAGGGCTAATGTGGCGATAACTCCCGAAGATACCTGCTATAATTTTGAGGATAAATGGACAACATTAAGCTTATGTACTAGTAACGATTCTGTTCTTCTACAGGTACGTGACAGGCTTACTACCGTGATTAATAAAGTGCCGAAGCATAAGTTCCTTTGGTGGAGCTGGGGTATAAAGGGTGTGAATGTGAATATCGTGAGTGAGAACCCGAATACTAGTTTTGAGTATTTGAAGTTTGTGGAAATAAAATAAAAGCCCTATGATACACAGTATAGAAAACAAACAAGACATTTACGAGGTGCTAACCAGCTTTATGGAGGAGCACACTCCTGGTCAAACAGGATTACCTCCTATCCCCTACTCTATTGAAGAGCAGGACGCGAAGAGCCGCATTTTTAGGGCACTAAGTATTTTCATAGATAGTCAGAATACACCGAGTACTGATGTTGCCGTGCAGACCTTAGTAGCCGTGAAAAGTATTTCGCTTATCGTGTTTTACTACAAGGTGGCGGACATCTTTGCAGAGGTGTACAAGCGTACTTCTTACATAGCAAAGAGCCGAAGGGACAAAGATACTAAACAGCATTTGTTGGACGTGGTGGCCATGACACAGGATGATGATAGTGTGTTTCAACCGTTTCTGCTTGATGCAACCTCTCAAGTATTTAGCTGCTTAGCAGGTTTTACACGTGAAGTATCGGGGGCATACCTGCACCAAGAGGTGTCGGGGATATTGCCGTTGGTTGATGGGAGCTATGTCAAAGGGGCGAAGGTAGAGTACAACGGGAAAGTGTTTGAGCTAACAGGTGCGGAAAGTGAAAATATAGCAGGGATTGAAGACGAGTTTGATTCTAGCAACTGGACGGAGCTAAACCCTTGCTACTATACGGACGACAAAGTGGAGTTTGTGATTATGCGTAAGGAGTGGTTCAACATGAACGCCTCTCGACCTGCAGACGTTGCTATATTTGAAGCTTTGGTGAGCTACGTGATGGCAAGGTGGTTTACGATTGTGTTTCCTGAAGAAGCGCAATTCTACTTTGCGGAATACGAACGCAACCGTGCAAGCATTACGCACAATTTGAACTCTCAAAACCGAGTGTTGAACCGCAGACATAGATTGTTCTAATGGAAGGAAAGATTATTGATATAGCGCTGAAAGGCATAGTACGCAACACACCAGGGGCAACATGCCCAGATGGTGAGATGGAAGAGATGATCAACCTACGTTTCAAAGACGGGGCGTTTAGACCAATACCAGTACGGCTCGACTATGCGGACGTTACGGGCTACGATTCCATTTATGTACACAGCAATGCTGGATACAAACATATATTAGGGGTAGCCGCTGGGGTGCTGTACTGGATAGGTACAGACACGGACGGGGTTTATGCTGCCAAAGCTGCTGCGGAGCTTATCTGCAACGTGGCAAGTACGCCATCCTACACACAGATAGGCAACGTGGTGAACGTGCTGGACGTGGAGGGGTTGAAGTATGTGATATGGTACGACAGCAAATATGTGTTTATCAATACCGCTTTTGACGGTGAACAGACCAGCGAGAGTATTGGTCCTGTGGGGAAGGTGGATTTGAAGGTGGAGGTAGATACTGCAATAAAAGCTTACTCCGCGGGGTTCGAGGGGTTAGAAGCCTATAACAATTCTTCTTTTACTCCCAACCTGAACAACGACGATGCGATAATATCTGCTATCATTAAGGCTAGGGCGATACACAAAGAGAATGGGGGGCTGTCGGGCTTTGCACTAGCTTGCACTGCCCTAGAGCTTTATGACGGGAGTTATATTTTTCATTCTTCCCCTGTTTTACTAGGACAGGCATCCGATAAATTTACAAGGTTCAACCCTGATACGGCAGGCGTACCTGTAAGCTACACTGATTTAAACCCTATCATTTCACGTATCACGGGGACGAAAACAAACCAGGGGGACTATTCAACTTTTGAAACCCCTGTGAACTATTTAGGACACAATACGGGGTCGCCTAGCTATGTTTACACTGAACATACATCAGAAAGTGTACCCTCTTTAAACATCAACTACCTTAAATACTACTCACAGGGCGGGAGCGTGTACCAAAGGTCGGGCAATGTTTGGATACTCTTAACATCCAATAAGGTACAACTGCGAATCAGCTTACCTTGTGTTGATGGCTACAAAGCCCTTATAAAAAGCGTTTCCGTGTTTATGACCCCTGAAATTGATTTCTATGATTTCAAGAGCCGCGTGGCAACTAAGTCAGAATCTTCAAGAAATGGCTACTCGGGGACAGGTGATATGGAGTACCGTGATAACACTAACCTTGACTACTCCTTTGTTTCACTAAAGATAAAAGATGCTGAAAAAACGGATGCCGCTTTGCTAAAAGAAATATCAGAACTACAAACGTTCTACAAGGTGCATGAAATACCTTATGCGGACATAGTAGCAGGGGATTGGGTAACGGTAGATTTGAAAGGAAAGCTAGGCGACAGTATGGCAACACTTGAAACTTTGCCTATTGATCCGATGAGCCACCACGGTTTTATACCGGAGAGCCAATTTGTGTACAACTCAAAACTGCACGGCGCGAACTACAAGACTTTATTGTCGCGGGGGTGGCCGCTGAATTACTTCTATGCACAACAGGGAGTGGGGCAATTTCCAGCTACAGGGTTTATTGGTCCTGGAGAAGAACTTTTCGTAGAGGGTGAATCACACTACACAAAAATAGAGATTAAAACTCCCGATGGTATTACATCCGTTATAAGGAAGAAAGATAGAACACTAACAAGTTTATCACCCCCTCCTGCGGGGCTTGGGGCAATGGTCAGTTACCCTGACAGAAGGGCTACAAAAATGACTATTGTAAGGCGATTGTTAGTAGGGTCGGTTTGGTATCAGACGATACGTGAGCTACCACTAACGCCGCATGTGTCGCAGAACTTCGCCTATTATTTAGCAGAAGATTTAAAGCCAATGCCCGAAGGGGACAGTACGGCGGAGGTTTTAGGTCCTATCTACCAAGACAGACCACGTTCAACTAACTTCACAGTACCCAACGAAGTACAACGAGAACAAACCTACTCGAACGCCTTCAAGGTTTCGGAGATAAATAACCCCTTCACGTTTCCTGCTAGTACGGTGTACCAAGTAGGCAATGGGGAGATACTTGGTTTTGCGAGCAATGCGATAGCATTGAGTACCGGGCAGTTTGGGGAGTTCCCCTTGTACGTGTTTTGCAGCGATGGGGTTAATGCTATGTATGTGGGTGGAGGTGCAATAACCTACAGTGCTTCCAAACCCGTATCGAGAGATGTGTGCAGCAACCCGAAATCAATCAAGTCGGTTGATGGTGGTGTGGTGTTTATCACGGATCGCGGAGTAATGTTGCTAGCAGGGGCACAGTCGCAAGAAATAAGCTTACCAATGCGCGGCGAGATATTCGACTTCACGAACGTGAACAGCAACGACTATGCGTTGCTTATGTCGCAAGCCGTGAATAATGCTGCTTTGGTGCAGCTAACTAGCGAGGTAAGCAAAGAGACTTTTATATCCTACGTGCAGAATGCCGTGGTAGCCTACAACTACAAGGAGAAAGAGATATGGTTTACCAACCCCGCCAAAACTTACAGCTACCTGTATTGTAGAGGTATGTGGGCGAAAGTGAAGCAGGTAGGTACTTCTTTTGTGGAAGACTACCCCCGAAGCTTTTTGCTCAATGGCGGTAAGCTGGTGGACATTGGCAGCGAGGGCACAGGTAGCGTACAAACAATGCTGCTTAGCCGACCTATCAAAATGGGAACGCAAGGGTTTAAACAATCTATGCGGGCAGTATTGAGGGGGTTTATGGAGGCAGGAACACCTAAACATTGCGGTCTATACTTGTTCGGTTCGTACGACTGCCAGAAATGGGCGTTCTTAGGCGGAACGGAGAAAACAGGAACGTTGCAGGATATTGGCGCACTGGTTGAGCGCGTGGATTGCAAGTATTTCAGAGTGGGGTTTGTTGGACAGGTTTCCACGACTAGCCATTTAGACTTCTTAGAGGTGTCGGTAAAACCCTCACTATCTGGAAAGTTACGCTAAATAAGAAGTTGTGCAATAGTTGTGCAACTATATTTTTAAAATAGCAAAACCGCTTGATTATCAGGCGGTTTTGTTTGTTTTTGTTAGCCCCTCTGGGGCTTTTACTTGCACAACGTATAACTTCCATAAGTTGTTTATATCTAGTTGTTTAGGGGGTTTAGTAGTGCCTTTTGCGCTTCATTATACTATTAAATTTGTGCAATAAAAGACATATAAAGACAGATAATGCCGTATATGTTGTGCAACTTTCGTATATTTGCACAACTAATTAATGATACTGCTATGGCAACTGTAAAAGCTTTTATCCGAACCACCATCAAGGGGAAACCCGTTAAGGTTAGAATCCGATTGTCCGACGGGCGCAATACTTCTTATTTCGGGGTTACTAATGTCGAGGTGCTTCCCGAACATTGGAACGCCACCACCGAGGGCATCAAGCCGCGAATACTTTTGCCTGGCACGCTTAGTCGAGAAGCTGTCAACGAGAGCGTGTCGGAAGCTAAGCGGTTGGTGCTATCGCACTACTCCTCCAACAAAGCGAACCTGTCTGACGACTGGATAAACCAACTGTTCGGAACTCCTGCTCTGAAACAGAATGTACCTGCTGTCGGTTTAACCGATGCCAGTGCCACGTTCTTTGACGTGTACTCGTTGTATGTCGAGAAGATACAAGTGTCGGAGGTTCGGCTTACCAAAGTAAGGGGGGTTAAGCTAAAGCTTCAACGCTTTGTGGCCGTTACAGATACTGTGTTGGATATTGTCAACCTTGAAAGCGAAACCATTGATGCCTTTGTGACTTTCCTTCAAGAGGAATACCTGCTGCAAGATAACCATCCAGCCGTTTATGCAGACATCAAACATAGGGTTGTGAAGCGCAGTAAAAACACCATTGGTGATATACTGAAAGTATTCAGTGCTTTTATGCACTGGGCACGTGCGCGAAAACTTACCAAGGCAAATCCCTTTGAGACCTACCCGATTGCACAAGCGGTGTATGGGGATCCTATCCCCTTGCTCCCTGAAGAGGTGGACAAGATTTACACTTACACCCCGCTGCCTAGCCACTTGCACCATGTGCGTGACCTGTTCTGCCTTCAATGCTACCTCGGTTGTAGGGTGAGCGACTTTATGGCCCTCACAAAGGCGAACCTACAAGATGCTACTATTATCTACATTGCGCACAAAACATTGGGGGGTACTCCTGTAACGGTTTACGTGCCGCTAGTACCGAGGGCGCAAGCCATTCTGAAAAAGTACGAAGCCCTCGAAGATAGGTTGTTTCCGTACATGAAGACTGATAGTAACACGGGGTACAACGCACAAATCAAAAACCTTTGCCAATTTCTGAAACTCACACGCCCCGTGGCTGTACTCAACCCCTTGACCCGTGAGCCTGAAATAAAACGGCTGTGTGATGTGGTAACTACTCATACCGCCCGTAAAACATTTATCAACTCCAACTACATTGAAACGCAAGATCCGAAAATGATAAGCAAAATGACGGGGCATTCTGAAAACTCCAAGGCGTTCTCCCGATACCGCAACATCGACATTGATATGTTACGCAAACAAGTGAACAAAGCTTTTTCGGAAAAGTAGGGCTACTTCTTGTTCTTCCTCTTTTTTATCCTATCAATCACCCCTACAGCAACAAATGATATGAGCCCATAGAGTATAAAAGCCCCAAATACTAAATAAGAGCCATCAATACCCATACCCTCCCCAAACAGGGAGTTTTGTGCATCGGCATCGCTCTGCCAAAGGAGGATTAGTTTAAAAATCATCATTACCTATTCTTTATTGTACAACATCTCCGTTAGTTTATTTATTGTGTCCTGTTGGCTTTTTATAATTGCCCAGGGGTCAACTTTCTCAACCTCTTTCTGGTATAACACTTCTGTTTCTTTTACCAAGCTATCTGTCGCTTTTTTAGGAGCATAGCCGTTTATGTATTTCACTCCCTCGCCTGTTTCTAGCCACGTAGGGTTAATCCCGAATTGTAGCTGTAGCAGTTCCCTCACTGCTCCTGATAGCGTTTTCTTAGCTCCTGTCTCTAAACCTGAATAACTCCCCTGTTGTAAGCCGAGGCTTTTAGCAAATTCTAGCTGGCTAACGCCTGCTTCCTTGCGTACTCCTCTCAATCTGTCTGATAGTTCCATTGTATTGCTAGTTTAGCAATTAAAAAACTTGAAAATTATTTTAGCAATCTAAAACTCTCTCTGTCAGTAAATTAGTAAACTTTTTAATTAGAAAGCCTTATAAATAATGGCTTTGCTATTGTGAGATATATTTCTAAGCCATATATTTGCACCGTGTTTATAGCTAAGCAATAAACATAATCAATAATATAACGCCACAAAGATATAAAAAGTTTATGGAAATAAAAATTAGTCCACTAGAGCCCTTAATGGTGGTTGCTGTAAAAGCAACCCTTTCAGCTTTAGAAGTAAACCAAACCACAAGCATCCCTTATTCCGATGCTAAGCCTAGCACTATACTCACAACAGCCTCTCGAATTAAGGGTAAATCTTTTGGGGTGACAACAAAAGGATCCGCAACTTCTACAATCATTAAACGCACATGCTAGACTTCACCACCTTACTCAAAAACCCCGAACTCGCCAAAGTGGTGAAGTTCGAGATAACAGGACGTGACCTGCTCACGCTCGCAGGTTCGCTGATACAGACCACCAGAGAAGCTACGCTGATAGAAGCCAGAACGGGCGAAACATACGTGACCATAGAGGAAGCGTGCTTACAGGTACGGAGGGACAAACGCACCCTCGGCAGGTGGCACGAGAAAGGAATATTGAAATACAACTCGCTTAACCTGTACAAACAAAGCGACATTACAAACCTACTAAACAAATAAAACCATGTTAGAAAAATTCAACGCCTATTTTGAAACGGACTTCACTAGAGAACAAGTGGTAAAAGCCTACCACACCACAAAGGCGGTTGTGTTTGGGTGCATAATAGGGATAGGTTTGGCGGTGTTTAAAAACACCTTGTTATGAAATTCCAAAGCCTAAAACCCGAAACGTGGAACATGCATATAAACGTATTCAACGCTGCAAAGGGGCGATTAATAGCGAAGGTTTACGAGAATGAAACAATAGCCGTATGTGGCTACTCAATAATGGAGGCTGCCGAAATAGCCTACATAGAAAAACACTTTGAAGAAGTATATAACCAACTAATTTCAGAAGAAGATGACGACAACAACATTGCTTAGCATTATTATTTTTCTCGGAGCATTGGCGGGGGTGCTACTGGTTTTTAGCCTTGTAGTTTTATTGGCACACAAAGCTTTTGGCGACGAGTACGACCCTGAAAACGAACGTAGCAGATACCACAACCACAAAGATTAAAGGGTAGAAAATGGGCATTGACTTGCCCCTACCCGCCTACAAATTAAATAGCTCTTTGACATTTCGACTACTTACCCCAATGGACGGGCAAGGGCTATACAAAGGTTGGCAAACAGACTTTAGGGCAGTTGTACAACTTGGAGATTACAAACAAAACTTATTTACAAGTGGCTACTCGGGATGGCCACAAGGGTGCGGACTAATAGACTGGTCCCATTCACTAGATTTTCTATTTATTCATTCTTAATACAGACAAAACGTATGACTTTTCAAATTGAATTGACAGCTACCCCAGAGTTGCTGGGTGCTGTAAACAGATTGGCCGATGCTATCATGGGCGGTAAACAAGTAGCACAGACACCTATTGCACAAGAGCAGAGAATTAAGACGGTAGAAGAGGCCGTACTTCCACGAGGAGTGGTTGGAACCGTGGCAAAAGCGGTTGAATCCCTGGAAGAAGTGGCACAAGAGGAAGCCGCCGAAGTAGTGGAAGTAGAAGTATCCCAAACGGATCCACTTTATAGTGAAGAAGAATTAATGAACATGAGCGTGGACGACATGACCAAACTTCTAAAAACCCGCTACAACGTGAATCCTTCGCATACTGAAGGTAAGAACACCAACCGTAAACTTCGACTATTGGTATTGGAAGCCCAAAGCAAAGCTTATGCGGTAGAGGCTGATAAAGCGGACGAAGTGTGGGAAGTGGAGGAAGAGGAAGAAGTAAAAGAAGTTGTGCAGCCAAAAACGCCTGCGGCTAAACAAAAAGATTTCCAACCCACTGTAGCCATGGCTAGAGAGCAAGGAGTAAGACTACGGAACGCTGGAAAGATTCCGGAGTTTAAAGCGGTACTTTCCGAATATGGTGTTGGCTCTATATCGGAAGCCGCTGATCTGGACAACTTCGCGGATTTCTACAACGACCTTTTAAACCTGTAGACAATGGCGACAGACCACGCAAAACTATCACCCAGCGGCGCAAGTCGCTGGCTACAGTGTACACCCTCGGCAGCACTGGAAGCGAAAATGCCTTACAGCACAAGCACATTTGCCGAAGAGGGTTCTTTCGCCCACGGCTTTGGGGAGCTGCTTATACGCAACAGCTTAGGGCGCGTATCGGATGCAGCGCTTAAAGATGCAATGGTGAACATTAAGAAGAACGCCCACTACTGCGAGGCGATGCATGAATACATGGAGCAATACCGTGCTTTCGTATTGGAGCAGTTCAGCGAAGCTCAAATGCGGACAAGTGATGCCGTGATTGATGTGGAGGTGAAGGTGGACATTACGGAGTATGTTCCCGAAGGGTTTGGAACGGTGGACATATTAATCGTGTCAGACCAGATAATGCATATCATTGACTTGAAGTACGGTGCAGGTGTACCCGTATCGTGTAAGGAAAACAAACAAATGATGCTGTATGCTTTGGGGGCTTTGAGGGATATGGACATGCTGTATGATATTAAGGATGTACAAATGACCATCTACCAACCACGGCTCGACAATATATCGAGCTGGACGTTAGGAGCTGCTGAACTACGGAACTGGGGCGAGGGGTATTTGAAACCCCGTGCGGAAATGGCTTTTAAAGGAGAAGGCGAGTTTGTGGCAGGCGACCATTGCAGGTTTTGCAAGATAAAGAACCGTTGCAGGGCACTGGCTGACCAGAACCTTGAGATAGCAAAGTACAAGTTTAGGGAAGCACCACTGCTTGCCGACAGCGAGATAGCCGACATATTGGTTCGCACAAGCTTGTTTGTAAACTGGATCAACGGTGTGAACGACTACGCACTAGCAGAGGCTTTGAATGGTAAGAAGTTCGAGGGTTTCAAGCTGGTAGAGGGTCGTAGCGTAAGGAGCTACAGCAATGCGGACGCAGTGGCGGACAAACTGACAAGCAACGGCATACCAGAGGCTTTGATTTACGAAAAGAAGTTACTGGGCATTACCGCAATGGAGAAAGCGATTACAAAGAAAACCTTTACAACGTTGCTAGACGACTTGATAACCAAACCCCCTGGCAAGCCTACCCTTGTAGAAGTGAGCGACAAGCGGGCGGAGATAAATAGTTTGGACAAAGCGATAGCAGCGTTCGAGGATTCAGAATTAGAATAGAAGGAAAACTCTCCAATAGTTTAAGTGGGCGAACACCTGGAATGAAACAAACGAGCTGCTTGTTGCAACAAGTGGAAAAACGAGTGGGGTTAAAAAACCAACGAATAGCATGTCAGTAGTTCAAGTTAAGGGAAGCGCGGGTTCGATTCTCGTTCGGAGAGCAAAAGGAGTAACCCTCCGCCTACTCAAAGGGAGGTACAAACAAAATAAATTACGACAAAATGGCAACGAAAGACGCAAACACGACAGCAGTAGTGACGGGTAAAGTACGATTCAGTTACGTACATGTATTTGAACCAAGTTCGATTGACGGTAATGCCGAAAACGCAAAGTACAGCGTATCGCTTATTATTCCGAAAAAAGACAAGAAGACAGTATCAGCTATAAAGGCGATTGTTGACAATCTTACAAAAGAATGGTTGACTAAGAATGGCAAGAAGACACTCCCTTCAGGTTTTAAACTTCCTTTGAGAGATGGCGATGAAGAACGTGAGAATGACGAGGCTTACGAGGATGCCTTCTTTATCAACGCTTCAAGCAAAAAGAAACCCGGTATTGTGCAGAAAGGCGCAATGGGTATCGAGAAAATTGAAGACGAGGACGATTTCTATTCAGGTTGCTACGGCAAAGCGGACATCAACTTCTACGTGTTCGACAAAGCAGGCAACAAAGGTATTGCTTGCGGGTTGAACAACGTAATGAAGACCGAGGATGGAGACAGTCTGGCAGGTGGGCGAAGTGCGGCCGCTGCCTTTGGGGATGATGACGACGACTTAATGTAATCTCTATTATTAATCTGTAAAGGGCGGGCGGTAAAAAGTTCGCCCTTTATTTTTAAAAGCTAAATCAAAATGGGAATACCTACTGGTAAACTAGTACATGTTATTGAGGGCGGGCACAGAGTCATACTTAACGAAAACCAACCTCTTTCATTTTTAAAACTTATGCGTGGGCAACTTATGCGACAACAACGAGCAGGGTCAACCTATTACAACGATACTAATCTATTAATTGAGGAGGACAAAAATGAACCCTTACAGAAAACAAACGGGTAAGCTTATACAGATTTTACCCTCGGGAAATGCAATTACGCTAATGGACAACAGGCCTTGGGCTTTATTATCAAACGAGAAAGCATCTCGTATCAAACAGGGAATGAAAGAAGAAACTTTAAAAATAGTGAACTTATGAAACACACAAAAGGAGAATGGGTCCTAAAAGAGCAGGGAGATGCTAACGAGTACTGCATAGTTACTCCCGAGCATAAGTGGGTAGTTGCTTTTAGGCTGAATGGAGAGAGGGACAAAGAGGGGGTCTTAGAGGAAAAAGCCAACGCCGAATTAATCGCCGCGGCACCAGAATTACTTGAAGCTTGTGTTGCAGCACTAAGCTTTGTATGCGTAGAAGAACCGGCATTTGATATAATTACAGACACAATCAAAAAAGCAACCGAATAATGGCTAAAATCATATTCTACGACCTTGAAACAACAGGCGTGAAACATTGGAAAAACAGCATACACTAAATGGCAGGGTGCGTGGAGATAGACGGCGTGGTGAAGGAATACTTCGACTTCAAGATTGCACCGCACCCACAGGCGACCATTGAGCCAGAGGCTTTGAAAGTGGGAGGCGTAACCCTCGAACAGATACAAGCCTATCCCGACATGAAGGAGGTACACAAACAACTGCTTAAAATGCTGGGAAAGTACGTGGACAAGTTCAACAAAACTGGCAAATTCTTTTTGGCAGGCTACAACAATGCTGCTTTCGACAACCAATTCCTAAGGGCTTTCTTTATTCTGAACGGTGATACCTATTTCGGTTCGTGGTTTTGGAGCAGTCCGCTGGACGTGTTTGTACTTGCTTCCAAGTTCCTTATGAAGGAGCGGCACAAAATGGAAGACTTTAAACTTCAAACGGTGGCAAAACAAATGGGAATAGCCATAGACGAAACCAAACTGCACGAGGGGAGCTACGATATTTATTTAACCCGTGAAATTTATAACCTTTTAGAATTAATGTAATATGGCTACAATGGAAACAAAAATAAAGGGGGTGACAATAACCTCCAACAAGCTTGTAATGAAAGACGAGCTACTGGGCAAGATATACAACTTGGAAGATGCACTGAAAACCGTGCGGCAGGATTTCCCCGACGACTTTGAAGCGGGGATAACTGACTGCATGAAGCAGATACGCAAACTGGCAGAGGAGAAAAGCATTATAAAGTGTACCTCCCGTGGTAAAACCACCTTACAGGAAAAGGACAATACCGAGGACTTTGAGGTAGATGTGGAAATATCTGAATTTTTTGCGGCTACGGATGATGACACGGAAGACGACCTTAAAGATTACGCCCTCGACTACTTCGACGATGACGACCTGTTTGATTATTTAGAGGGTAAAGGGTACGAGGGGTGCAAACCCCTAATAGCAGAAGACCTCAACGATTACGATTTCCGCCGCAAGGTGTGCGACATGTTCCAGACTGCCTACACAGTATCAAACGATGTACTTATCAAGCATTTCCTACAGAGAATTGACAAAGATTTTTTAATACTGTTATGAAAAGAGGTAAAACTTGGGTTTCTAAAAACCAACTTAAAAAGTATGGCTTTTCAATCGAAACGGCTTATAAAACAGACTTGTCCGCCAACCGTGTGCTAGAAGGGGTAGGGGTTATGCACCTTTTCAACTACGATTATTACACAGTTAGACCCGATAACATTTTAATGATCGACCTTAATGGGGGTAGGGTTTTCGAGGGTAATTGCCAAAGCAGGGTTAGATTTCAAAAGATAATGAAAAGATTAAAAATAAAACCTCACAGATGACAAATAACATACTAGCAATAGACATAGAGACATTCAGCGCAACGGATATTTCAAAATCAGGGGTGTATAAATACGTGGAAGATGCCGCGTTCGAGATACTACTTTTCGCTTATGCGTTCAACGATAACCCTGTAGAGATTATAGACTTGACCTGCGACGGACTTCCGAAAGCTATCGTGAGTGCTTTGCAAGACCCGTCAGTAACTAAAACGGCGTCCAATGCGAACTTCGAGATTACCTGCCTAAGTAAACACTTGGGCGTGGCGTTGGATCCTGCACAATGGGAATGCACAGCGGTACGTTCGGCAGTGGCGGGATTGCCTTTGTCGCTCAAAGCATCGGCGGAAGCGCTGCACCTGGAACAGCAGAAAATGAGTATCGGTGCTGCGCTTATAAGGTACTTCTCAATACCCTGCAAGCCTACAAGAGCCAACGGGGAACGAACCCGCAACCTGCCACGGCACGACCCCGACAAGTGGGAGCTTTTTAAAAGCTACTGCGTGCAGGACGTGGAGACGGAACGGGCGATACGCAACAAGCTATCTTTTATCGAGATTACCGCAAAGGAACAAGCTTTGTGGGTGCTCGACCAACAGATAAACAGTCGAGGGGTATTGCTAGATGCCACCTTGGTAGAAAACGCTATCAACATAGACGCGGTGAACAAGGAAGCATTGACCGAAGAAGCGATGCAACTGACAGGACTATCCAACCCCAACAGTGTAGCACAGATAAAGGGCTGGCTAGAAGGAGAAACACAGGACGAGGTTAGTTCGCTTAGCAAACAGACCATCAAAGATATGCTGGAAGACAACCACACCCCAGAGGTGCGGAGAATGCTGCAACTACGGCAGGAAATGGCTAAGACCTCGGTAAAGAAATATGAAGCTATGCGCAATGCTACGTGTGAAGACGGTAGGGTGCGTGGGCTATTGCAGTTCTACGGAGCAAACAGAACAGGACGCTGGGCGGGTCGGTTGGTACAAGTACAAAATTTGCCACAAAATCACTTGAAAGACCTCGACCTCGCCCGCAACCTGGTACTGGACAACGACAGCGACATGCTGCAAATGTGTTTCGGAAATGTGCCCAACGTGCTATCGGAATTAATACGCACTGCTTTTGTGGCACGTAAAGGCTGCACGTTTGTGGTGGCGGATTTCTCTGCTATTGAGGCAAGGGTGATAGCCTGGTTGGCAGATGAGCAGTGGGTGCTTGATGTGTTCAAGACCCACGGCAAGATATATGAAGCCACGGCAGCTAATATGTTTCACCTACGAATGGAGGACGTGACAAAGGACATACGCCAAAAGGGAAAGGTGGCGACATTGGCACTGGGCTATCAAGGCGGGGTAAATGCTTTGACAGCAATGGACAGCGCAAAGAGTATTCCAGAAGAGGAGAAGCCCGGACTTGTAACGGCGTGGCGAAATGCCAACGCCAACATAGTGAGGCTGTGGTACATGGTGGACAAGGCAGCCATAAAGGCGGTACGAGAAGCCACAACAGTGAAAGTGAAACACGGTGTGAGCATTACAGGTGGCAGGGGCATGATGTTTATCACTTTGCCCTCGGGAAGGAAACTATCTTATGTTCGACCCAAACTTGTACCCAACCGCTTTGGAAGTGAGAGCTTGCAGTACGAGGGTATGGATCAGACTAAAAAGACTTGGGGCAAGGTGGACACCTACGGCGGTAAGCTGGTGGAGAATATCGTTCAGGCGATTGCAAGGGACTGTTTGGCTGAATCAATGCTGGCGGTTACAGCCGCTAAATATCAAATAGTGATGCACATACATGATGAGGTGGTGATAGAGACAGGCGACAAACTTCCAGAACTTGAAAATGTGTGCGCCATTATGGGAAGAGAAATTGAGTGGGCGAAAGGTTTACCGCTTCGGGCGGATGGGTATGTAACTAGATATTATAAGAAAGAATGAAATCCTCTGACAACAAAATCAAAATACAGATAGCCTACACGGTTATCGCCTTTATTGTAATGACAATTATTTACTATATCAAAAACAATTTCTAAAATGAAAAAGAAGATAGTAATTATAGACCTCGATGGTACTATCGTAGAGAACGGGAACCACGCCGACTTAGATGCGTTTTACGCACACAGCTTTATAGATGATAAACCGATAACTGAAACGGTGGAGCTGGTGAAGCACCTGGGGCGAAAATATGACCTTGTGTACTGCACCGCAAGAAGCGAAAAGTTAAGAGCACAAACACTCAACTGGCTGGACAAGCACGGCGTACCGCATAGCAACCGCACACTGCTCATGCGCAGCGATGCCGATTATCGCCCAACAGTGGAGGTCAAACTAGAGCTTATAAAGAACCACGGTATTAAACATGGGCAAATAGCCTTCGTACTGGAAGATAATAACCACATGGTACGAGTGTGGCGAGATTTAGGGGTGAGGGTGTTGCAGGTGGACAATAACGACATTTGAGATATGGGACGAGATAACCGAAAGGAAGTACTCAAATACTTCCGCGTCAGTGAACAAAGCTTTCTTATAGGATATGAAAGAAAAGAAGTTAAAAACGCAAGGGCTTTTATGACTTACTACTACTCACGGATAGGGCTTTCCAGAAGAGAGATTATAGCACTTGTTCCATTTAGTGAATCAAGGCTATACTCACGAATGAAAAGAATGGAAGCCCTCGCAACAGGCGGCGACAAAGAAATAACAGCATTACTAAACAGAATTTTATCGAAATAAATATGCTAAACATCAAACACAACGGAGCGCTGGACATTGCTACAGGCAAGAGCCGAAAGGAAACGCATTGGAAAAACACGCAGACCACTTGGGCGGAGCTGGTGGATAGGTTAAGCGAAACGCACCGCACACACGAGACCGTATCGGAATACGCCAAAGCTTCTAAAGTACGGCAGTCGGAGATTAAAGACGTGGGCGGGTTCGTGGCGGGCTATGTGAACAACGGTAGGCGCAAGTCGGAGAACATCACGCACCGCAGTGCGTTGACCCTCGACCTCGATTTCGCACAACCTGACTTTTGGGACTTGTTCACCATACAGTACGGGTGTGCGGCTTGTCTGTACTCCACGCACAAACACACTGCCAAAAGCCCACGGCTTAGACTTATCATTCCGCTTAGTCGCGAGGTGTTCAGCGATGAGTATGTGGCAATAGCTAGACGTGTGGCGGGTGATTTGGGTATCAACGACTTCGATGATACTACGTTCGACCCTTCAAGGTTGATGTACTGGCCGAGCACATCAGTAGATGGTGAGTACCTGTTCGAGGTGCAAGATGGTAAATGGCTGGATGCCGATGCGGTGTTGGGTTCGTACAAACATTGGAAGAATGCTTCGGAGTGGCCAACGTCCGACCGTGTGGATGATGCTATTATGAGGGACGTGACCAAGCAAGGCGACCCCGAAGAGAAGACAGGTGTGATTGGCGCGTGGTGCAGGGAGTACGATATTCATACAGCTATCGAGATGCTCCTACAAGATAAATACACCGCAGTGGCCAATGAAGACAACCGATACACTTACGCCCACGGCTCAACGGCTGGCGGTTTGGTGGTGTACGATGGTAAGTTCGCATTCAGCCACCATGGAACGGATCCTTGCAGCGGTAAACTTGTGAACTCGTTCGACCTTGTAAGGCTGCACCTGTTCGGATTGAAAGACGAGGACATGAAAGATGGTACACCGCCGAGTAAGTTCCCATCGTTTGTGGCGATGGAGGATTTTGCCACAAAAGACAAAGGGGTACGCAAAAGGATAGGCGTTGAGCGCATGGATGCCGCCAAGGCTGCGTTTGGCAGTACAGACGTGCAAGATGAAGAGCTACAGGAGAATGTCAGCGATTCGGGACCCGATTTGGAGTGGTTGGGAGATCTGGACGTGAGTAAAAAAGGTGATTGCAATGCTACAATTGATAACGCACTACTTATACTTCGTAATGATCCGTTACTAAAAGGTGCATTCGCACTTAATAAATTCGACCTTCGAGAGATGGCAACCCGTAATCTGCCGTGGCGAAAGATTACCCCTATTACCAACTTCCTGAAAGACAGCGACGATGCAGGCATACGCCACTACATGGAGACAAGACATAGACTAGTAAGTAGACAAGCCATACAGGATGCGATGGTATTGATAACAGAGGAGAATGCCTTCCACCCCGTGAAGGACTACTTAGGCAGGTTGGGGTGGGACGGTGTGGAACGGATTGATACGCTATTGATTGACTATCTCGGTTGCGAGGATACTTCTTATTGCCGTGCGGTGATTCGTAAGTTCTGTGTTGCTGCCGTTACACGAGTATACGAACCAGGGGCTAAGTTCGACTATGTGTTGACATTGGTAGGGGCGCAAGGCGTTGGTAAAAGTACCTTCTTCAATAAGTTGGGCGGTGCGTGGTATTCAGATTCGTTCGGGACCATTGTGGGCAAGGAAGCCTACGAGAGCATACAAGGTGTGTGGATTGTGGAGATGGGCGAGCTGGCAGGATTGAAGAAGTCAGAGGTGGACACTATCAAACATTTTATAAGTAAGTGTGAGGACAGATACCGCGTGGCGTATGGCAGGCGAACGGAGAATTTCCCAAGGCAGTGTGTGTTCGGTGGGACTACCAACAACCGCAACTTCTTACAGGATCCAACAGGCGGTCGTAGGTTTTGGCCAGTGGACGTGGGAGTGCAAGAAACCACTAAGTCGCTGTGGGATGACATGGACAAAGCCGAGGTGGCGCAGATATGGGCGGAAGCTTTGGTACTGTATAGAGGTGGCGAAAGCATTTACCCCGATGCAGCAATGGCGGCAGAAGCCAAGGCGGTGCAGGAAGACCACGCAGAAATGGACGAGCGTTCGGACATAGTGCGTGAGTTCCTCGATAAACAGATACGAGAAGACTGGGCAGACATGAGCTTATTCGAGAGACGTGAGTACCTGCAAGGGGGCGAACTGACAGAGAAAGGAGTTGCCATAGACAGACACAAAGTGACCATCATGGAGATATGGACGGAGTGCTACGGAAAGCAGGAAAGTGATTTGGACTTCTACAAAGGGAAAGAAATCAGACGTATTATGGCAGGTTTCAAGGACTGGGATGCAAGGGTTATAAAGATAAGAGGGAAGTCCACGAAGGGCTATTTCCGTGTTTCAAAAGAGTAACTAAAAGGTAGCCGCAAAGCAAAAGTTACCAAAATGAAAAGTTACCTGTTACCGAAAATTTTTAAGAGTTACTTTTTTTTAGTAACTCTTAAAAGGCTGAAAATCAAAAAATAAAATACAAGGTTACTATAGTTACTATTATTATCCTACAATACTTAAATATAAGAATATATAGGGAATATAGTTAAAATAAAATATGCAAAACGCAATATTACATCTATACGTGCGTGCGGGTAACTTAGTAACCTCAAAAAACAAACAAAACAATGGGAGAAAAATTACTGGAGCAGAAGCTCCGCGACCAAATAAAAAAGCTAGGCGGATTGGCGCTTAAGTTTTCAAGCATGACCTTCACTGGAATGCCCGACCGAATTGTGTTGATGCCTCGGGGGCGGATCTACTTTGTGGAGATGAAGAGCGAGGGCAAGAGGCCGACACCGCGGCAGGCGATAGTACACGAACAGCTTCGAGGGCTGGGGTTCGATGTGTGGGTGATTGATAATCGGGAGGCGTTGGCACAATTCCTTTTTGCCGTAGAGCTATGTTGAGGCAGGAGCAAATGCACAACTACCAAAGGCATTGTGTGCAGCACATCATAGAACACGAGCAATCCGGGTTGTTTCTGGAAATGGGTTTAGGTAAGACGATTAGCACGCTAACAGCCATTGACCAGCTGATGTACGACAGGTTTGAGGTGGAGAAGGTTTTGGTTATCGCACCAAAACGGGTAGCCGAAGACACCTGGAAGGATGAAGTAAACAAGTGGGAGCACTTGAAACACCTCAAACTGTCTATCGTGCTGGGTTCTGAAAGCAAACGTAAGGCGGCGTTGATGGCTAAGGCAGACATCTACGTGATTAACCGCGAGAACGTGGCGTGGCTGGTTGGAATGTATGGCACAGCCTTCCCCTTCGACATGGTGGTGATTGATGAGTTGAGTAGCTTCAAGTCGCCAAGCGCACAGAGGTTCAAGGCTTTGAAGTCTATCAGACCACGGGTTAAGAGGGTTGTAGGCTTGACTGGAACACCTGCACCTAACGGGTTGATAGATTTGTGGTCCCAACTCTACCTGCTGGATATGGGGGAGCGATTGGGTAAGACGGTGACAGGCTACAGAACAAAGTACTTTAGTCCGGGAAGAACCAACGGACAGGTAGTGTTTGATTACAGACTGAAACCTGAATGTGAGGCGGAGATACAGGCCAAAATAGCCGACATTTGCATAAGCATGAAGTCAGAAGACTACCTCGAACTGCCAAAACGTATTGATAATATCGTGAGTGTACGCATGACAGATACAGATCTTGCAAGCTATAAGTCTTTTGAAGAGAGCCAGATACTACAATTACTTGAAGTCGAACTTTCAGTTGTGAATGCTGCTGCATTGAGTAACAAGCTTTTACAGTTTGCAAATGGTGCGGTTTACGATGAAAACAAGGATTATCACTGCGTACACAATGCTAAGTTAGAAGCGCTCGAGGAGATAATCGACACAGCCAATAGCCCCGTGCTGGTGTTCTACCGATACAAGCATGATTTGGAGCGAATACAGCACCACCTTAGGCGCTACAACCCTCGAACGCTGAAGGTATCGCAGGACATTCAGGACTGGAACAGTGGCAAGGTAGAAATCCTTTTAGCGCACCCAGCGAGTGCAGGTCACGGATTGAACCTACAGGCAGGAGGGAACAACGTTGTTTGGTTTGGTGAGACGTGGAGCTTGGAGCTCTACCAACAAGCCAATGCACGGCTACACAGACAGGGGCAAACGAAACCTGTTATCATTCACCACCTGATCACGGTGGGAACGCTGGACGAGGATGTTGTGAAGTCACTGGACAAGAAAGAAGAGGGGCAGGAAGCCCTCATGCAGGCAATAAAAGCACGAATAAACAAATACTCTGGACAATGCGAAAAATACTAGACAACTACTGCACGGCGAAAGGGATTGCGCCGTGCGAAATACTGAACGGGAGACGGGATGCACAATCTGTACTAACAAGGGATGCGCTTCTGTACCTCTCATGGCTTCACCACAAGCACGCCACGCCATTTTCTACCGCTTCGGCTGCAACGGTAAAGGAGCTTGCAAAAACATTCGGATTTAAGCGCAATACGGTGTACGAAAAACTGGTAAAATTTGAAGCCGAATTGGCAATTTATGCGAGCCACCGACAATTGTTGGAGGGGATACAAAAAGAAATAGCCCCTAAACTTTAGGTGCTATTATCAAATCGCCTTCAAGGGCATCGGATATTCTAATCAGTACATCGAGCCCAGGGGAATACTTTCCATTCTCGATCATGTTTATGTTCTTGCGGGTAACTCCTGCCGCAACGGCTAACTCTTCTTGGGTTAGCCGTTTGTGTTTGCGCATACGCTGGATTTGTACGCCAAAGGTTTCACGGGTATTCATCCTTTGCAGATTCTTTTCAAAATCTCTAAGTCCTTCACCTTTGGGCTTTCGTCTGCGTTCTTGGTCACATCTATCAAGGGCATGCCATTGGTAGTGGCTGTGTACTTCTTACCTGTTGCGGGGCTTGTATAAGTTACTTTATAGTGTCCGTAACCTGCGAAAGTGAAATCGAAATCTGATAATTTAATTGAAGTTTTCATATTGTTTATTTTTAAATTAGTTTGCAAATATAGTTATTATTCTATAGCCTACAGCGGTAAGTCTATTTCTTTTCGTAATCCTTTTTGATTTGCACCAACAACTCTTCGTTGCTGTAGTACTTGTATTTGCGTTTTACGAGGTCGTATTTTTCAACCGGAAAGTGGCTTATAACGATTTTCATTGCCTCGCTGTCGTTGCAAGTGTAGCCACATTCGTGGTTGCCAAATTCGTAATCGTACACCTCTTGCGGGTCGCATTCGTCGGTTACTCGCTTGCTCATTGCATCATAGTCAGCATAAAGCTTTGCGATTCCTTCTTGCGTTCCAATTAGTCCACCAAAGCCACTGAATAGTTTTTTACCCTGTAGGTTATGTTTTGCGATCCCTTCTGCATATTGTTGGTTTGAGAAGGCGAAAAAACACTCGAACAAAACCGGTTGTTCATTTTTAATTTCTTGATAAGTTGCCATTGTTGTATTTGTTAACGTCTTAGCTTCATTGCTTTGACGACACGAAAGTACTACCTATTTCTGTAATGTAGTCGAATTAGGGTACATATTTATGATTTATTATGATTTATAGCCCTCGCGGGGCTTATTCAAAATAAAAAGTTAGCTGATTATCAGCGTGTTTAATGATTATCGCCTTGTAGTTGCACAACATCTGCACAACAGGTCATAAAAAACCCGCCTCTATTCTCACGAACCAAGGCGGGTATCAGCTTGCTAAATCTAAACAATGGACTATTCTGCGACTTCTTCGAAGCCTATGTCGGTTATCTGGGCCATGCTTGTGAGCTTTGCGAGTTTGCCCAGCGTACCAGTAATGGCTAGCAGGGTTACATTGTCGGCACTGCCGCTCTCCAGTGCTTTGGTCATTGGTGCGATGGCCCGGAGGAAGTTGCTCACCTTGTTGAGGTCTGTTTCTATGTCTAGCAGCACCTTTGCCTGTTTTAGCGCGAGGCTTGCCAGCTCTGTAGCGCTGTTTATGAGCCTGTTGCTCTCGTTTGCCATCTTCTTCTCTATCGTTATAAGCTCCTTATCTCGATATGCGTTGTTGAAGACCTCGGGGTGTTGGCCACGCCACTTCCTAATCGTTGTACCTGTCACACCCACATCACGTGCGGTTTTCTCGTAGTTGTACAAGTTGGATTGCAGTATTTTAAGTGCTGCGTATTTCTCCGCAACACTGTATTGGCGTTGCGGTTTGCGAGTTGTACCCCTTTCTATGCTGCGAGGGCTTTCGGTATTGGATTGTGCCATTGTGTTTGTGTTTTGAGGGGGCAAAGTAACGGAAAAAAACTTTCACAAGGGGTAATCTTTGTTATAAACTAGCGACTTAGTCGCTAACTTTCTCCTTTCCTTTGTGCGTTTAAACCCCTTTACCATGCTGAACGAACTAATTACCCTCTTATTTGGCTTTGGGATAGCCCCTGCCTTTGACCCCTTGACTATTGCCTCCCTCGCCATGAGCCTTGGAGGTGGTGTTGCATCAATGGTTGGATCCGCCAACGCCAACAAGAAGCGACAAACCGCTTTGGACGGGCAAGTAGCAGACAGTAACGCCTTTTTCAACAAGGAATACTACACCGACGAACTGAACCGCACCGAAAACCAGTCGATGCTACGCACCCTGACCGACAGACTGAAAGACCAGAACAAACAAGCGCAAGGAACTGCCGCTATTACGGGGGCAACCCCTGAAATGGTAGTAGCGCAACAAGGCAATGCCAACAAAGCATACGCAGACGTGGTAAACCGCATTGCAGGCAATGCCTCAATGCGGAAAGATGCAGTTATGAGAGGTTGGAGAGCAGACAAGCGACAACTATACGGTATGCAGGACAACCTCGACCAGGGAAGAGCCGCAACGTGGGCGAACTTAGGCGCGAACGCCGCAGGTTTAGGCGCAAATGCTATCGGAACGATGGGAGCGCCTAAAGTTGCGGGGGCAGTAGGCGTTGGAGGTATTGCCCCTGCGATAGGAGATGGAAGCAAAAGCCTTTTTGATACAGCAGCACAAACCTTTTTGACCTAAACGATATGCCAAAGTTTATAACAGCAGACGACTTATATAATGGGGACAACTCGGACGGGGTAGACAGCGCCGTGCCAACTCAACCTGCACCAACTCAACCTGCACCAACTCAACCTGCACCAACTCAACCTGCAAGTGCACCAGCTCAACCTGCAAGTGCACCAGCTCAACCCGTGCCAGCTACGACACCCGACTACACGGCAATAGCTACGCATATAAACAAGCAGCGAGCCGCGCAAGGTTACGCCGCTATCCCCGTGACAGGTACGGAGGATGCAACCCTTGTGGCTGCATACAACCACGCAAAGAAACACAGCTACTTAGAAACCGCGCCAGCTAAAACAGCGAACGCCAGTGCAGACATGGCAGGGGGGATAACCAACAACGCCACACAGACAAGCGTAACTACCGAAAAGCCAGACTACGCACCCGTGAATGAAATGCTCAAAGCTATGCAGGAGCAGGGAATGGGATTTACGCAAGCCTTTGAGAGGTTCTACCCCAAGCCACAGGCGAACACCGCCAACGAAGACCTTATACGCAAACAGCAAAAAACCGCCTTGTTTGCAGACATGCTGCGATTAGTGACTGAAGGGGTTGGAGCTAGTAAGGGGGCGAACGTACAACAACGGGACCAGCGCAACCCTTACGCTACTTTGCAAGCCAAACTTGCACAGGAACACACCTTGTATGCCAAAAACATAAGCGATTGGCAAGCCAAAGGGGTAGATGCCGCAATGAAGGACGTACAATTCAGAGCCGATGCCTACAAGAACGCACCGAAAGTGAAGACTACAGTGGCCAACAACGACTGGGAACGCAGCAAATTTGAGCGGACACAGAAACAAAGGGAGCTTGAGATGGCGAATGCCAACAAGCAGAAAGCCTTAGACCGTGCGAACTCTACCAACAATGCCAACATTTCGGCAAACGGAAAAACCCCTCCCGACCCCAAAGAAACACAACTGACCTTTGCAGACAACAACGGCACGGCGGTTATTGCCAACAACGCACACGAGGGGTTGATGTCAGCCGCCTACCAAGCATTATTGAACGACCCCGCCTACGCTGGAAAGGTAGATGCAAAAGAGATTGAGGCCATTAAGAATGATTTCTCTTTCGAGGGAAAGAAAGCAAAGATACGGGCTTATGTAGAGCAGCACGCACACGAAAGTCCAGCAGCGCAAGAGCTTATCAAAGCCAATGCGAGGAGCTACACCCGTACAAGCGTGAAGCCACAGGGAGCGCAAAGCGGACAAGCGGTTCCAAAAATGTACCCAACCCCCGCACAAGGAGGGGCAAAATCAAGACTATCAACAACAGCACCAAAATCAAGACTATCAAAATAAAGGGATATGAGTGATATAAAAGCAGTACTACAGGAGTTTGTGGCCACCGCCAACGACCCAAAAGCAGAAGGCAACCTAGACAAAGCACTTTCGGTATTCCCTGAATTGAAGGGGTACGACAAAACCGTTTTGGAGGAATATGTGGCAACCGCCAATGATCCAAATGCGAAAGGTGACTGGGATAAAGTGAACGGGGCATTTCCTGAACTCTTCAAACCTATTGTACCAATGGCACGCACTGCCAAACAAGATATTGCACTTGTACCCGAGATAAGCATACCTGAATATAAGGAGGTTGTAGCACCAGCGCCAACCGCACCAATTGCAAGGATTAACCCCACAAACGCGGGAGTTAATACACAGATTGGAGCCCCTGAAAACGTACCCAACAACAGCACCAACTGGTTTGGGGATGTGTGGAAAGGGCTTAATTCGGCATCCATAACCGCTGTGGGCGAAGTAGGGCACGCACTGGAAGACCAAGCGTTGAAGGTGAGCGACCTCATGAAGGGGGTATCATCAAACACAGGGTGGCAGAAATATTGGGACGAACAGAAAAAGAATACCGCTAAAAACATTGTAGGTATAAAAGCCTACAAAGCTACCGCTCCAAAACTAGAGGGTACTTTTGCGCAGTCATTAGGCGGCATGCTGCCTTTCGTGGGGATGGCGGCAGCGAGCATTATGTTGAAATCGCCACAACTGGCAACCGCCACAACAGGGCTGTTCGCTGAAATGGGGTATGGTGGCGGGATAGATGCATACGACAAACAGATGGAAGCCACAGGGCAAGCAGTTGATGCGTACGCAAGAACGGGGGCGGGGGCACTTTATGCAGCCGCTATGTCGCTACCAATGGCCTCATACTTAGGAAAATTTATGCCCAAAGGGGTGTTCCAAAAGGTTTTGGGGAAGACACTTACCGCAAACCCACAGATGTTAGGGGTTGCAGGCAAAGAGATAGTTGAGAACTTTATGCGGACATCTCCAGGGTTGGCTAAACAGCTCATTACAACCGCGGGGAAAGGGGCACTTCACGGAGTAGCCGCAATGGAGTTCATGAATTTGAGCAAACTAGCCGTTGACAATTGGTTGATAGGGCGCGACGTTGACAGCAAAGAATTTTGGGATACTGCCAGTGAATCGGCTACCAGCGGTGCGATGTTTGGTTTGATGACTGCTCCTTTCGGGGTGTATGGCCAAAACAGTGCGAACAATGCACGCAGGGAGGCGCAAAGAGAAGTAATGCTAGCCATGACTGCAAAAGGTGAAGCCGTGGAGGTAATACCAACAAAGAATGGGGTTAACAAGGGGTTGACCCCTGATGGTAAATTAGTTGACCTTACATCAGCCGAGATACAAAACTCGATAACGATGACAACCAAGGACTTCAACCAAGCAAGGCAGTCGTTTAAAGACAACGGTAAAATGTCAGAGGGGGCGGATAAAACTATTTCGGAGTATGAAAAGCAATTCAACTCAAAGCAACCATACGTTGAATCGATGCGAAGCGAGTATGAGTACGACAAAAACGCCTATATCGAGCAACGGAAAGCAGAGATGCAGCAAAGTATTGAATTTGCAAAAGAAAATCTAAAAAACCCACTAGAAGAAAACTATGATGGGATGAAGATTTCCAACCACGAGTACTATAAAAAGGAAATTGTAGCTTATGAAGCCGAAATTGCAAAACTAGAAGCTGTACAAAAGGCATTTCAAGAAAAGGAAAATCCAACCCCGTTGGTGGATCCAAACATAGAACGAAACAGCTATGTAAACCGTGTTTCGCAAAGCTTAGAACGTATTGCACACAAAGACAGCGAAGGTAACATGTTTCTCTACGCTGCCAAAGACGAGAACGGAAACAACGTCTATGTAGTAGGAAAGGACAAAGACGGAAATTATGAAGCCGTTGATGGATCGGGAAACCCCAAGACCCTACCAGCCGAAACCGAACTGCAAAGGGCAAGCATAGGAGATGTACACCAAGCCATCGTTGCTAAGTATGACGAGATGAAAGCTTATGATGCCACCCCTGAAGCTACTAGGCAACCTGCTTTAGAAGAGCAACCAGTAATAAACCACACTGAAAAGGTAGAAGCCATCAAGGTAGAACTTGAAACAAAGAAACAAGAAGCGGAAGACCGGCTCACACAGCTAAGCAACAAAGATACAGGCAGCATAGAAGTGGTAAAGCTTTCGGACGGGCGCACGGTGAACCTCACAGGAGGTGCGTTGGTGTACAAAGGAGACGGAACGATTGACTTTGAGCAGTCGCCTAAGACCCTTTACTACCTCGACCCTGAAACTGGAAAGAAATTGCCAATACCGCTTGACCACATTGAAAGTTTGGTAGGTAAAACGCCTACTGAATTAGCTATCAGCGAGAAACAAGCACAAATTGAAAGTGCTACTTTAGGACACGCCAATTACCAAAAAGGGATGAACGTGGTACTACTGAACCAAGACGGCACACCGCAGCTAGGAGAAAACAACCAACCAGTGGCCACTACCTTGCTGGACGTAACGGACGAGGGAGTTGTGTTCCAAACAGCGGAAGGGGTTGTACAGACCATGCCATTTGAACAAGCCTACACAATGCTTGCACACGCAGAAGACCACATGACGGACTTCAAAGCGGGGGATGCCTTTCAAGTTGGAGAGGACACCGTGGTGGTGAACCACCCCAACAATGACGGGACGTACGCCGTTACAATACACTTTGCGGACGGAACACAGCAAAGTAGCGATATGCCAGCCGATGCCCTAAAACAACTTGCACCACAGACCGAAACACCCCAACCAGCGGTGGTATTGCCAGTGGACAAGAAAGGGGCGGTGGACTTCAACAGCATTACGGATCCACAAGCCTATTTGGAAGGATTGCAACAAGAGTTTGGGGAAGAAACCCCTACCATTGTTGACGAGCTAATAACCGATGCCACGGTAGAGCTAGAGAAAGCAGGTACACAAACCAACGCTATAGAGCGCAGACGGGCGCAAAAAGCAGCAAATGACAAAATTACAGTGTTGGAGGGGGTTAAACAATTGTTGAATCCTGCACCAGTGGTGGAAAGTGCACCAGTACAACCTGTTGTTGAACTTACTGACAGCACTGCACCAATGCCGGGCCAGGAAACAATCGAGGTGGAGATTCCTGCACCAGTAGCCACATTTGATAATAGCCCACAAGCCATTGCGGACAAAGTGGATCAGCTTAAAAAAGCTTTTGGGATACGATTGAGCACACAGGTAGTGGGCACAAAAGCAGAACTGATACAAGCCATACAGGATGCGGGGGCATCAGGTGAAGTTTTGGTGAATTTTGCAGAGAGGGTGAACCGTCCCAACACGATTAGCACGGGGGTAACCTACAACGGCACACTTTACATCAATGCGGAGCATATCGCCACGGACTACAAGCTAGTAAGAACGGTATTACATGAGGGGGTTCACTTAGCGAATGACAGGTTCTTTACTACTTCGGAGCTAGAGGCATTGTACCAAAGAGCCGAAACAGTAATAAACGCTATTTTGCCAGAGGGGTACATCTCACAACCCAGCAAGATTAAAGCAGACGAGGCGTTGGCCTTTGAGATAGAGGGGTTATTGGACAGCAATACCCTTGATGAAATCATGCAGGGGGTTGACCTATCGAACGTACCCACACAAATACTACCAGAGGTTATTCAAATTTTAAACATACTCACAGATGGAAAATACAAGCAGGATAGTGCTATCCAACAACAAGGCGGGCAAGGAGGAATTGCGACTGATACAGGAAGTGAACAAGGAAGCGGCGGTGATTTACAGCCAATTGATGCTGGAGGAGAAAGCGCAGCCAGTGGACTTCAACCGACAATGCCAACTGCTGACAATGGCGGAGGAGATGGTGGATTCGCAAGCCTAACCCAGCAACGGGCGGAGCTGCAAGCACAGGCGGACGCACTAACGGCAGAAGCCATTGCGAACCCAGCGGAAAAATACCGCATTTCGGGTAAGAAGGGTGCTATCAACAAACGGATAAAAGCCCTTGACAGTCAGATAGCGCAAGAAGAAGCGGACAAAATAGCCGCAGACATTGCAGCACAAGAGCCGAACCTCACTCCTACCGAGGCACAACAAGAGGCAGGCAACTACAAGAAAGCGCACATTACCGTACAGGGCATGGACATCAGCGTGGAGAACCCTGTCGGCGCTACACGTAAAGGTGTGGACGAGGACGGCAAAGCGTGGGAGCATGTAATGAAGAGCCATTACGGGTACTTTACCAAAACGGAAGGTGCAGACGGCGACCACATTGACGTGTTTGTAGGAGAAAACCCTACAAGCGACAAAGTGTTTGTGATTGACCAGGTGAACCCCGCAACGGGGGATTTTGACGAGAGCAAGGTAATGGTGGGGTACAATACCGCAGAGGAAGCCAAGGCGGCCTACATGGAGAACTACGACAAAGACTGGAAGGGCTTTGGAAAAATGACCGAAACAACCGTAATAGGCTTGAAGAATTGGTTATATGACGGCGCAGTTCAGACGGCCACTTTTGCAGAGTACGCGGAGAAAGTGGGCGTGCCTGCACATACAGAATCAAACAAAGTAAAGCACAGTGTAGGCGGATTTGAGTATTTTATCACTGATACCCCCTCACTGAAAGGCATTGACCTAAGTGTTGAAATGTCAGCTAAGGCATACGAGAACATACAGCTACAAGGCAAAAACTACAAATCGGGCGAGGATTGGAACAGAGTATTATTAGGTGATGTAAAGAGCGAAGGGAACGGCTGGTACTTAGTGAACCACGATGTAAGCAGGGCTACCTATGAGCTATTTAGCCCTAATACAGGGGAGTTTATAAAGATTGGGCATAAAGCTGGAGGGGTAGTGGGAATTGCGCTAAGTGATTTCATTGACAACAATCCGCGAATTACTAAGGGGTATTTGAAAGATACGCCCGCACCTACAAACCCAAATGTTGCAAAGTCTGGGGATTTAAAGGGGGTAACGGTGGTGGAGTACCGTGACAACGGTCTAACTCTTTACTACGGGACAAAATCCAACGGGGTAGAAATATCCGTGAAGGGCATGTCGTCGGAAGACATTAAAAAAGAGATAGCCTTTGAGAAAGGAATGTTAGAGCGCGAGAAGCGTAACGCCGCCAACTTCAACGAAGAAGAGATACGCCAGTCAAGAGGCATGTCGGGGCTTGAGAAAGAGCAAGTAATAAAAATGCACAAGCAGTCGCTTTTAAACATAGAACAAGTTGAGCGGATTGTATTGCCTTTTTATGAGGGGCATTTAAAAGATACGCCTGCACCTAGTAAAGTAGCGGATAAATCAATCGAGCAAAGGAAGAAGGCTGCAATGGGTGAGTATTTTAAACTCACTAAAACGTCACTTGAAGCATTTCAAGCACTTACAGATGAAGAACGAAATTCTGTAAGGGCGGATTTTAAAAAATGGCTTGAGAGCAACCCTCCTGAACTAGTTGATTTAGTTGAAGTCAAGGGGGTAGAGGAGCGAAGCGAAGCAACGGCTAAAGCACACGCTCAAATAGATGAGCAGGTGAAACATCTAGAGAGTTTGCTGGAAAGGAAAGTAAGCGATGCAGCGGTAGAAATTTACAGCAAGAACATCCTTTTTCTAAGGGGGGGCGAACTGGTAAAACGTGCATTGCGTATTATGGACACGCTTGGATCCTACGAGGCGTTTATAAAAAAGTTGGAAACGTTTGACGCAAACGGCATACCTGTTGGGAATTTAAAGGTATTAAAGACAGGCTTTGGGTTTAGTGCGTGGATAGGTGATACGGCTGGAAGAGGGCGTGGAGAAGATGACCTAAAGGCAGCTTTTGACCTTATGGAAGGTGTGGCTAAGCAAGCTGAAACAGCGATAAGCAAAACAGAACTAGAGCAACTACAGGGGGTAATCCTAACGGCTTTTGAGCATTACCAGTATTTCAAAAACGGCAACCCAAGATTGATGGTACAGGCTGCGTACGACCTCGCAACCGCAGAGATGGTGAAGAGAGGACTAGTTACTCCTGAACAAGCCACGTTCATCAATAACAAAATGGCATACTTAACCCTCTCTCTAGTAGAGAAAGGGGGCGAAAGAATTGAGAAACTACTTGAAGAGTACAAGAAGCTACCAACCACTAATGCTACCGAGGTGAGAAATGGGGACAATATGGACGGTGCAGACAAGGTAAAGCAACCCGAAACCCTGCTAGAGATAGCCAATGCGGCACGGGAGCAACTGGATACAAAGAAGCTCGAGGAATTTACGTTCAAGAAGACAAGCCCTATGCAGCGTGCAACGGCATTGACCCAACTAGAAAAACCTTTGAGGTTACAGGACAACAGCATTTTGCCTATCTACAAATGGATTGAAGGGCTTGAAAATGGATTGAAGACAGGGGTAGAACGTATCAGCAGTAGCAAATCCGACAAGGGTTATGTGGAGAAAATGGTTATAGGAGACCACATACTACGCACCAAAGCTGAAATGGACTACTATGAATACCTTGAAACGGGCGCAATGTCTTATTCTGAATACCTGAAACTAAAGGCTGAAGTTGACAAAGCAGCGCAGGCGGTGAGAGATGCAAAGCTAAACGAGGTAGCTGAAAGGGATGCAGCCTTCAACAAGGCACAAGAGAAACAGCGCAGAGAACGCCATTTGGAAGGGCTTGCTTACGCACTTACCCATAGCGTAGAAGACTATGCAGCGCAAAGCACCGCAGCATTACGCAAAGAGCTTAACGAGGTAAAGAGCCTAAAACAGAACAAGGCTTCAAAAGAACAAATTGAGTATTTGGAAAGACAGATACCAAGGGTTGAAGAGGATGCACGAGAGATGCACACATTAGCCAACAACCTTTATACCCTTGACAGCGAGGGAAAAGCACAGCCTAAATACAGCTATGCTGTAGGGGACAAGGTGATTGTAACAAGGTGGAAGCCTAATGTGGAGACCATTGTAACAGAGGTTAAAGATAAAGAGGGTGGCAAAACCTACGTAGTTGAGAAACGCGAGGGTATTTTCAACGCCTATTTGGGCTATGACAGCCTATTACCTGCTGAAGGTACTAAACCAACCACCCCTACCGAACCCACAAAGGACACAACTGAAAAACCAGTGGAGTACAAAGACGGTAGAACTTTGGAGGGAAAAGCGGAAGCTATTGCAGCGGTAAAAGCTTTGTTGGCGGCTAAGAAGGGTGCGCCTAGATTGCGACAAGAGGTAACACCCGAAGCAGTGGTTACTACAAACGAAGCTACCCCTCTTGACGATGAGACCTTTACGGCGGCTAGTAAGTTGACAGGCTACTTGCTTGACGAGGGAAAGCTAAGCTTTGACGAATACGCCAAAGGGATGGTTGACATCTTTGATGCTGACATCGTGCCTTACCTGCAAACGCTGTACATTGGGAGCATGTGGAACCCAGGCTTTGCGAAGTATCGCCCGCAAATGAGCAGCATTGCAGAGGTGGATGCGTACAAACTTGAAACATTAACACAAAAACAGGACAAGGTAACGGAAAACCCCGTATCTTTGGATGACCAAAAGTTTATAAAAGAGCACGTTATATTTGGAACGATACCAAAAACAAACAGCAATGAGAGCGATAAGAACGGAATGGGCGAAAGTAGCCCTTTGGAAAATGGCGGAAAACAACCCCTCGATGCTACTGACATGGGCACAGGACGAACCGCAGACCCTGTTGAGGGTGATAGAGTGCAAGGTTCAGGACGCGCTACGGTGGGAAGCGGGAACAGTGAAGCGGGGAGCGGACAAGGATTCGGCTCACGAGATAATGATAAGCTTGCTGGGACCAGCGGAAATACTGGAGGACGTACCGGAGGAAATACTGACGGAGAAACAAATGGACAAGATTTACAACCAGCTACTAGCACTGTCGCTCGTAACACCCGAAACCACGTAATACCTCGCGGTACAAGCGTAGCCCCTAACGGCGACGTGAATAAGATTACCGCCAACATTGCCGCTATCAAACTAGCCAAAAGGCTGAATGAGAGTGGCGAAATTGCCACGCCCGAACAAAAAGAAGTACTTGTGAAGTACACGGGATGGGGCGGACTGTCGGCAGTATTCAAACCGGACAACGCCCGTTACAAGATATTGAAAGATGCCTTGACGGACGAAGAGTACGAAGCCGCGAGAGCATCCACCACCACCGCCTTCTACACCCCTCCAGCAATTACCTCCGCAACATGGGGCATGATAGAGAAACTAGGGTTCAAAGGGGGCGAGGTATTAGAACCTTCAGCAGGTATCGGCCACTTCTTTGGATTGATGCCTCGAGGACTTTCGGAGGTTTCCAACCTTAGGGGCGTGGAGCTTGACAACATATCAGGATTGGTACTAAAAGCCTTGTACCCCGATGCGAAAGTAAGCATTGCGGGATTTGAGGCACAACGCATTGCCAACAACAGCCTTGACCTTGTAGTTACGAACGTGCCCTTTGGAGATTTCAAAGTACACGACAAGAACGACAAAGACCTATCGAGGGCTTTCAACATACACGACTACTTCATAGCGAAGAGCGTACGCAAACTTAAACCAGGGGGGATAGGGGTATTTATTACCACCAGCTCCACTATGGACAAAAGCACAGCACTGCGTAACTGGGTAATAAACGAGGGGAACGCTGACTTTATAGACGTGGTACGGTTGAACTCTGACACCTTCAAACAAGCAGCGGGAACAGAAGCAACGGCGGACATTATCATTATTCGCAAAAGAGATGCCAACGGCAAATCGGAATTTGCAAAGAACGTGCAGGACGTAACCACTTTGCGCGAAGCACCCTACCAAGAGAAAACAGGCAAACGGGTGGTAAACCCTGACCCAAGGGGTTACGGCTACGTGGATGAGGTGAAGGACAAAGTAGCCTCAATGCGTATCAACAAGTACCTCGCTGAAAACCCCGACCGTATGGCAGGGGAAATGAAGTTTGGTATGGAAGGCGGCAACGAGATACGCCCAACAGAACAACGCCTTGCACCAGCAAAAGGAATTAATCAAGAAACAGTACTAGCAGACTTCACAAAGGGATTGCCTGCCAACGTGTTTGGGGCACAGGCAAACGTGGAGCGTAAAGCACTGGAAAGCGACGGGACAAAAGAGGGGGGCTTGACAGTAATTGACGGTCAACCCTATGTGGTCCGTTACGGTGAAGCAGTACCCGTGGGGTGGAACAGCAACAAGGTAAACGGGCGTACCAAAACACAAGTAGTAGAAGACTACAACGCCATAAAAGGGGCTATCAATGAACTGTTAGAAGCAGAACGGGCAGACCTACCCAACATAGAAGACCTACGCAAACAGCTCAACAAAGTGTACGATGCCTTTGTGGCAAACTACGGCACGCTATCCAGCAACCAAAGGATAACCTTTTTGAAAGGAGACGTAGACTTTCCAGCCATATCGGCGGTAGAAGACGTGGACAAAAAGACTGACATTGTAACCAACAAGGACACGATAACCGTGACTAAGTCGGATATATTCAGCAAACGGACGGTTGACCCCGCACAGGTGCTCAAAGCTGAAAACGTGGAAGATGCCATAAAAGTGAGCATCTATCACTCGGGCTTACTAGACACCGCCTTTGTAGCAGAGCTGTTAGGCATGGACGAAGCCGATGTAAAAGCCGAAATTCTAGAAAAAGGGCTTGGATACAACAACCCCTCAACGGGATTGATAGAAGACAAAGCCGCCTATCTATCGGGCAACGTGCGTATAAAACTAGAGCAAGCCGAACAAGCCAATGATGCAGACGGCAACGGGCTGTACAGAGAAAACATAAACGCCTTGAAGGGGGTAATACCAATGGACATACCGCAGCACCTCATAAAAGTGGGATTGGGCGGTACATGGGTTCCAATGGAAGCCTACAACCTATTCTTCAAAGAAACCTTTGGAGTGGACATTAAGCTTCACAAGAACAAAGCAGACAAGTTTATGGGTGAAGCCCGTAATGCCAACGCCACCAGCAATGTGGAGTTAGGCGTTACAGGGGTAAGAATACACCCTGCCAGCGAACTTGCCCTGAACTTTATGAACAACAAAACAACAGTTGTGCAGATGTGGGGTTATGTGGGCGAAAAAAGGGCAAAAGTAAAAGACCCTGCGGCCACGTCGGTGGCAGCCTCCAAAGCTGCGGACATAGCAGGGATGTTTGACAAGTGGGCACGGTCGGCCAGCAACCCTTTCGGGGAGCAGATGACAGAAGCCTACAACTACATATACAACGCCACGGTAGAGAGCAAACAAGATATTGACCAAGCCATAAAAAGAGGTTTGGAGATGGTAGAAGAAAGCCCCTACTACGATGCAGCGTTGAAAAAAGACAGTAACCCTGAAAGGGCGTTACCGATGGCCTTCGCTGAAGCTATCAGAGATTTTGGAAAGCAATTGCCAGAAGATATACAGAAGGAGTTTAACCACATACGCTCACAAGTAGTGTTTCCCGGAGCAGCCACGGTGAAAGTATTACGGGCGCACCAAATAGCAGGGGTAATAAAAGCATTGCGCAACGCAACGCTACTCGCACATGAAGTAGGAACAGGTAAAACAATGACCCTTATCACTACAGCAATGGAGATGCGCCGTTTGGGGATGGCGAAGAAGCCTTGTATAGTGGTGCAACGCTCCACTTACGAGCAGTTTGTGAAAGAGATAAAAGAGCTTTACCCACAAGCCAAAGTACTTGTACCCTCTGCAACCGACCTTACGGCAGCACAACGCCAACAGTTGTTCGCCAAAATAGCCTACAACGATTGGGATATTGTGGTGCTGTATCACGGGTACTTGGACGGCATACCAGACGACCCTACAAGGGTGAACAACTACATAGACGAACTTATTGAGGAGAAGCTAGAGCTACTAGAAGAAGTACGGGCTACCAACGATGCCAATGCGGGAAGGATAGCGGCAGAGATAGAGAAAAGCATCAAGACTTTAGGAGAGAAAAGACAAACCGTATCCATAAAACAAACCGAAAAGACCAAAGCCAAAGCGGGGGCAAAAGCAGAAAACCTACTAGACCGCCGCACGGACAACGTGATGACCTTTGAGCAGCTAGGGATAGATGCATTGCTAGTGGACGAGGCACACGCCTACAAGAAACTAGGGTTCAACACCTCGATGCAGGGGGTAAAAGGGATAGATACCGGAGCCTCGCAACGGGCGCAAAGTATGCGTTTGAAGAGTTCGTACATACTGGAGAACAACAACGGCAAAAACGTGGTATTCGCCACGGGTACACCTATCTCCAACACCTTTGCAGAGTTGTGGACGTTCCTTAGATACTTGCTTCCAAAAGCAGAACTATCACGCCTACAGATGAACAACTTCGACGCTTTTGTGAACAACTTCGGTACAGTAGAAGAATCCATAGAATTTGGGGCGAACGGTTCCTTCAAACCAACGCAACGGTTTACAGGTTTCTCGAACGTACCAGAACTGATAGCCGCTTGGAAACAAGTAGCCCACACAGTGTTGACGGCAGACATACCCACTTTGAAAGAAGGGGTAGGAACGCCACGCGTAAAAGACGGCAAACCACGTGACCACATGATACCTCAAACAGTCTCACTCAAAAGAGTAATGCGGGGGATTAAGGACTTGCTAACACGTTGGGAAGGACTGCCGCCCATGGAGAAAAAAGCACAAAAGCACATACCAGTAGTGATGTACGGGGTAGCCAAACGTGCCGCCATAGATGTACGGTTGGTAGATTCAAGTCTACCAGACGAACCAGGAAGTAAAACCAACGAAGCGGTAAAGATAATACTTGCCGACTTAGAGGCCACAAAAAGCTACAAGGGGACTATCGCGGTATTCTGCGATGCCGTGAAGAGTAGTGACGGAAAGTTCAACATACACCAAGACATCAAACAGAAGCTAGTTGCAGAGGGAATACCTGCCGAACAAATAGCGGTGGTGGATGACTATGCAGCAGGGGACAAACGGAGTGCGCTTTGGGAGAAAGTAAATACAGGCGATGTAAGGGTGGTAATAGGATCGACGGACAAAATGGGCGTGGGGGTAAACATACAAACCCGCCTACATGCTTTGGTACATTTGGATGTACCAGTAAGACCGAGCGATTACATGCAGCGCAACGGGCGTATTATCCGACAAGGAAACATGCACCTTGATATGGGCGAAGAGGTGGACGTGATACGCTTAGGAGTAACAGGCACTATGGACGTGACAGGCTACGGGCGACTGGACATAAAAGAAAAAGGGTCGAACCAAGTAATGAAAGGTACTACCGAGCGTAGCATTGAGGAAGAAGACCCGGACGGCGGAAGTGATCACAGTAATTTTGCTGAAATGATGGGTAAGTTGTCGGGCAGTCAGGCAGCGGCAGCCATTGCCTCCGAAAAAAGCAAGCTCACTAAGCTGGAGAATGCCAGAGCCTACCACGTGCAGAACCAAATGCACATGGCCAATGCCGTTAAGCACAACAAGAGTGTAATAGCGACTACAGGAGAAAGAGCGGCAAACGTAAAAGCTGATATTGCGAAAATTGAAGGGTTATTTGGCGGACGAGAGATAACCTCATTGAAAGTAGGCGGTGTAGCCGCTGAAAGTGTGGACGAGGCAGGCATAAAAGCGGCTTTAGCAACTATCAACAAGCAGATAGACAAAGAAGTAAAAAAACTCAAAGACGATACCGACAGACTGGCGGCAGGCAAATCATCGCTGCACACTACTTTAGAAATCAACGGGGTTAAGTTTGAGGTGTTCATTGCCATTGAAAAGAAGTACGACTTTGAAGACAAAGCACCAAAAGTGTACAAAACAGTAACCTACACAAGCGGGGCAATTAAAGACTTTATTCGCCCTTGGGGGGATATAACCGCCATGGAAGCGAAGGAAGGGTTGGCGATAGCTAATTCAGCAGGCGCAAAAATAGAAAACCTACTAACCAAAATAGGGGACTTCATTACGCTAAAAAGCTTTGATGACTTCATAGAAAACAGGGCTTGGGGGCTAGAACGCGCTCAAAAAGAAAACGCTATTTACGAACCACAGATAGGGAAAGACTTTGCCAAACAAGAAGAGCTAATCAATACCCGTAAACGTGTGGCTGATTTATCCGTGCAGATGGCGGAAGAGCTTGAAGCATTAGAGGCACAAGAAAGACTTGAAAACCTCGAAGCCTTTGATGTGAGTGCGGAACTGAAGGAAGAGGGCGACGATGTGGCTGCACCTAGATTACGACAAGAGGGGGAAGGTAACAATCCTGACATTCGTTTCAGACAAATCACCATACCGGAGAAACCGAAGTTTGACGACTTCAACGGCGACATACCTGCTTTCTTGAATGCCAACAAGGAATATTTGGCGAAGACGAATGAGGTATTGCCAGAAATGGCAAAGGAGCTGGACGATACGTTTAGTGGAATGCGGAACGAGCAATTGCGCAAAAGACAGGATGCAGACCGTTTTATCAAACTGCAACAGCACTTTGTAAAAGAACAGGGTGGTGTAATGACTGACAAGGAAGATGCCTACAACGATAAGAACCGCAGCATTGGGCGATCGACACACCAGAGCCAAGAGTTTGAGCGCAGGGAAATGGGCGAGACCCGTGATGCCTACAAGGCGATTATCAAAAGCGGGGTACTGGACAAGATAGCCGATGTGCCTTTATCGCCTGACACTACACAGAACATGCGCAAGATAGGGCTTTATTTGCAAGCCAAAGACATACAAGAAGCCATTGAGACAGGGTTGGTACAACGTGGCGAGGTAGGATTTTTTGAAGCAGTAGGAAAAGAACACCTCGACTACATAGACGAGTTTGAGAGGCTGGTAGCGGTAGAACAAGTAACCGACCTATGGGAAGCGGTGAACAACGCCACCCGTTACGGGCTAGACCAGGAGTTGCGAGGTGGGTTGATGGCACAGGAAGATTACGACAAGCATGTAGCCCGTGAATACTACGTTCCGCAAAGGGGCTGGGATGAAAGGGATGTGGCGAACGTGGACACGCACTACAACCGTGATGCAGGGTCGATGTACGGAGCGCCTTACAACGCCGTGCTTATCAAAGCAAAAGGGCGACAAAGTTTGGCATCCGACCCGCTGCACTTCATACAGAGCATGGGGCACAGTGCATTATTGACAGCGGAGAAAAACCTCTACAAGCAAAAAGCCTTGAACATGGTACGTGAAAACGTGGAGATAGGCAGACAAAGCGGGGCGTTCAACTTCAAACAGGTGTGGTACGTGAACACGGGGGAGAAAGACGACACAGGGGCGATTATCTACGATGAAGTGTTTAGCAGACCAGACCAAAAGCTGTTTGAAGAGGACAAAGAAACAAGAGCCTTTATTGCAGAAGAGCGGGCAGGCATTCGCGAAGCGCAAAAAGCCTACAGACAGGCGATGGCAGAAAGTGACGACGAAGGGATGGACGCTGCAAAACTATTTGTGGACGAAGCCACCGAAAGGATACAGGAGCTTACCGACAAGATAAACATACAGAAACAGACCAACGCACCATACAAGGAAATGCGTACCAAGGGTGAAGCCATACAGCATGAGGTGGTGGTGTTTGACAAAGGGGAGAAATACATACTTTGGTTTAAAGACGAAAGGGTGTCCAACGCATTGAACAACGCCACGGACGGACAAGTAACGCCTTACATGCAGAACTTGCTGGGACGTTCGACCCGTTGGTATTCCTCCATTATGACACAGTACAACCCTGCTTTTGCATTATGGAACTTTATGAAGGATATGGGGCTTGCCAATTTGGCGTTACCAATGGAGCAGGGGCTAGAATTTACATTGCGGTTCAACAAGAACGTATTCGACCCAAGACATCTACCAGGTATGTTGCGCCACCTGACAGGGCAGGAAAACATGGGGAAAGAAACCGACAAGATGTTGGAGAACTTCTTTGCCGATGGAGCAGCAACAGGATATACCTACCTGAAAGACCTCGACCAGATAAAGAAGGACTTGCGCAAAGCCATTGAGCCAACGCTTGTAGAGAATACACTGGGCAGCCAATACAACCTACTGAACGCAAAAGCGTTGGGCAAAGCGTTTTCAGCCGTGACAGAATACAGCGAATTGGTAACACGGTTTGCAGGGTATAAGACGGCTATTGAGATGGGCATGACCAGGGAACAGGCAGCCACGTTGGCGAAAGAACTGACCGTGAACTTCAACCGCAAGGGGTCGGACACGAAAATGTTGAGCTCAATGTTTGCCTTCTTCAACGCCTCGGTGCAGGGAACTTACAGGGCTTCAAAACTAGCCAAGTATGGGCCAGCTTTTGCGGGAGTGGTGGCGAGTTTGGCGGTGCTAGGGTTTATCAACACCCTTATGAACCCGAACGACCCAGAGGACGAAAAGAACTGGAGCGAGTTTGACCGTATGCAGAACGTGATGATATTCGGCATAAAGCTACCCGTGACCCACTACTTTAGAGGATTTTGGGCAATGGGCGTACAATCAGCATTGGCGTACAAAGGAGAAAAAACGGCAGGGAATGCGGTATTTGATGCGTTGAAGAACTTCTCGGGCGAGATAATACCCACAGGTATTAACCCCGTAAACCTTATTGGATGGGACAAAGAATCCAACTTTGTGAAGTACGACGGGGTACGTGGTTTTGTACCCTCGGTAACACAACCCGTGTTTGATGTATTGGAAAACAAAACATATACAGGGGCAATGGTACACCGTGAGGCCTTTAATGACGAGGATGAGAGAGTACCTCAATCATTTTTGGGGAAACGGGATGTAAGCCCAGCAGCACAAGCGTTTTCAGATTTGATGTTTGAATATGGCGGGGGCGATAAGAACATAAAAGACACCTACAACACACAAGGGGTAAAAGTACCTTTCGTGTTTGACCTGAACCCCTCTAGTGCCGAATACCTTGCAACTGCCTACACAGGTGGGGTTGGGAAGTTTGTACTGGACATTTACAAGTCGGTAAACAGCGTGGTGGAGACAGGAACGCTTGACGTGAGCAAACTGCCCGTTGTGAACCGTGCGATGAAGCCTTACAATGAGGACAAGGTATTCTTTGGTAAGTATTACGAACTTAGCAACAAGATAAAAACCTACGAGAACTCTACCAACGTGCGGGAAAAAGCCTTTGTACAAGACGGCAAAGCGTACAAACCCGCTATCAGTGACTTCGTGCAAATGCTATCATCGCCACAGGGGCGACTGGTGTACAAAGCCAAAGGAGTACAGGCACAAGTAGAAAGTTTGCAGGACATTATCGAGACCTTGAACAAAACAGGAAATGCAGAAAAGGCAAAAACGTACCAATCCAAAATGAACGGGTACATGAAAGACATAGATGAGTTACTAACCGAGTGGAAAAGCATAAAGGAATAACAACATGGCAAAGACAGTAAATTACAAGAAATTCAACAAGGCAGCCCTTATGCCTGCACCCGCCGCAAAGGTGAGTTACAATGAAAGCGGGTTCAACTCGTTGGAGAAAACGGACAACATGCACCGCTTACTCAAATACAAGGATATGTACGATCACCTGTATGACTTTAGGAAGAATCGCAGGCGTAACATCGACTACTCGACAGGTAAGCAGTGGAACGACCTTATAGACGACCCCGACAGCCCTTACGGCAAACAGATAACCGAGGAGATGTACATCATGCGACAGGGCAAAGTGCCGTTGAAGAACAACATGATCCTTCCACTTATCAAAGCAGTGATGGGGCAGTTTAGGAGCAACAAGACGGAACCCGTGGCGATAGCCCGTGACCGTGACGAGCAGAAAGTAGGCGAAATGATGAGCATTGCGCTGCAATACGTGTATCAGACCAACGATGTGTGGGATATAGATGCCAAAACATTGCACGAACTGATGTTATCGGGGTTTTGCGTGCAAGATGTGCGTAGGGCGTGGGATAGGTTCAGACAGAACTACGAGATAAACGTGTCGTACATCAACCCAGCCACTTGTTTTTTCAACGCGGACATGGCAGACCCAAGGGGTAAAGACATTACCGCCTTTGGGATACTGCACGATATGCCTATGTCGAAGATACTCTCTACCTTTGCCAAAACAAAAGAAGAAGCGATACGGATAAAAGAGATATACACCTACACGGCCAGCGACATGATGTCGCAGTACAACGCCTTCAGCAACCGCCGTATCAAGAACATGGACTTCTTTATACCTTCGGAGTTGAACCTTTGCAGGGTGATAGAAGTGTGGAGTTTGGAATACAAAGAACGGTTGAGGGTACATGATACACTCAATGCAGAATCGTACGTGGTGGAGCTAACGGAAAAGTCAAACCTCGACTTCCAGAACAAGCAGCGCATAGCAGAAGCAACGGCGCAAGGGGTGTTGGAAGAAGACGTTCCACTAATAGAGTACGAATGGTTTGTGGACGAATACATTTACTATCAGTACCTCGCACCTGGGGGAGAAGCATTGGCAGAAGGGGAAACCCCTTTTGAGCACGGCGATATGCCAATAGTAGCCAGAGCACCAATGATGATAGACGGTGAGGTACACTCGTTTGTGGAAGACGTGATAGACCAGCAACGGTACATCAACCGCCTTGTGACCATGATAGACTTTATAATGGGGGCGAGTGCCAAAGGAGTGTTGTTATTCCCCGACGATGGCACGCTAAGCGTGGCGGACAAAGCCGAAGTGCTAGAAGAGTGGGTGAAGTACAACGGGGTTATCTTTGCAAAGATAAAAGCAGGGGGCACATTGCCACAACAAGTAAGTACCAACGCCACCAATGTAGGGGCGCATGAGCTGTTGAGCATACAGCTCAAACTGATGAACGACATATCGGGAGTACACGGGGCATTGCAGGGGCAAACGGCCACATCGGGCACACCAGCAGCTATGTACGCACAAGAAAGTCAGAACGCAGCCACCAACCTAGTGGACTTGTACGAAAGCTTCAACAGCTTTAGACGTGCGAGGGATTACAAGTTGATGAAGACCATACAGCAGTACTACGATAGCCCGCGTTACTTGAACATAGGGGGGAAAGACTACAGCAAAGAAAGCAAGTTTTACGACCCTAACAAGATACGCAATTCGGAGTTTGACATCTCGATAGTGGAAAGCCCAAGTACGCCAGCGTTTAGAGCAGGTATGAATGACTTCTTGATGCAGATGTTCGACAAGCAAGCCATTGACGTGAAACAGGTATTGGAGACAGGGGCGTTCCCTTTTGCGGACAGACTGCTAGCCTCCATACAGCGCAAAGAAGAAGAAATGCGGCAGTTGCAAGCAGGGCAAATGCAGCAACCAGGACAAGCGCAAGGTGCGCCAATAGCCATACCGCAGGAACTGCAACAACAAGCAGACCCGAGAGCAGGGCAAATGGTGGATCAGATGTTGCAGGGGTCGCAAGGAACGGCGGAGGTGCAGCAAGTGGCGTAAGAAAAAAAGGGTTATCGTGTGATGCGATAACCCTTTTTTAGTTGGTTTTGGGGACGGCGGGGACTTATGGGACTATTCCATTTTATCGAAGCGTTCTATCAAAACAGATAGATAACATTTCATTGCGTTCAACTGCAAGACTAGAAGGTTCTGTATTTCAGTAGGTAGCATCTCGAAATCTTTAGTAGCAACATAGCTCTCTAGTTTTTCCTCCCTTGCCACAAGCGTTCCTAACTCTTCAACCATCCTTGATTTTGGAAAGCTTATTGGGGTGGTTGTCTTAGCTATGCGTTGTGCAATCGCCCCTACTGAAATATCACCTATCTCGCGGTAGGCTCTCTCGAATACGTCTTTGGGCGACCATGATTCGTAGCCATCCTCGTATATTACTCGGTAGCCTTCTTGTTTGAACTCTTCCATTGTCAAAGGCTCTGTACCTTTGTACTGCCATCCACGTAAAGCTGGTTCGGCGCTAATTAATTTTACTCCTAAGTACTTTTTCATTTTGTTTTTATTTTATTTGGGTTAGTAACTATTCTTTTTAAAAGTTTTTTGTCCTTTGTGGTATTGCTTGATGCGTTTCTTCTTTTCGTCGGAGGGGATGACTGGCTCTACCCACGAGAAGTTTTGGCGGCGGCGAAAGTTGGTGTGTATGCTGTTGGTGTCGAAGGTATCCACATCCTCGTTGCGAATACGGAGCACGTTGTAGCCCAGACTTTCGTAGAGAGCATCCTTGTTGCGGTCTTTTTTCTGTTGGTCGGGGCAATTGTGATAGCCACCGTCCACCTCGATAAGCAGACCCTTGCGAGGGATAAAGAAGTCGGCCACACAGAAAGCATCTCCCGCATGTACAGGGTGCTGGAACACCACCACAAACCCAGCGTACCTAAGTTTGTGGTGCATCAGCAATTCCGCTTTTGTGGCTGTTCGTTTGTGGTGGCGTACCGCGGCTATTATTTCAGGATTTTGAATTGGCATGGCGTTTGGCTCTAACGTTGGACATGTAGGTTCTCCACTCGTACACCTTTTTAGCGTTGTCTTCGGGTACGATGTCAATGGACCCGTAGAAACATTCCTGACGGATATGCCAGATACGGATATTGCGGTTCATGCGCGAAATGCCGTAGGCTCTTTTCTCACCAAGGGTTACACGCTTCACGTGTTTTTTGCGAAGGAGACCATTGCGGGTTTTCTTTCGGACAAAGATTTTTACACGGCCAACGGTGCGGTACTTAATTTCGCCTATCTGTTGTAGGCGTTGCACATCTGCAAAGCTAAGCACCAACAACCTATCGCCCTCGTCGGGCATAACGTAGTGGGGAACACCCTTGCGAGATTTAAAGTCGGCAAAGCTTGCCGCCAGTTTAAGGCGGAGAAAATCGTACCATAAGAGGTAGTACTTGTAATAGATTGTTAGTTGTTTCATGGGTGTTATATTGTGGACATGCCATCGCCTCTAAAGCTACGGGTAAATCCTGATTGTTTATCTTCGATAAGTCTAGGGGGCGGTAGGTATTGGTAGCACACCCACACGCCGATGGCACGTGTAATGTGTCGGTCATCACGGCAGCCATCCACCGCACCCAGCGAACCGTTTTCCTTTACCTCCAGCGTATCGTGTTCGTCACAAGCCGCAAGGCTATTCTCAATGTACAGGTCTTCACGCAACACCTTTTTGTGGTGGTCGCACACCATTTGTTTAGAACTGCGGTTGGTGTGAAAACCCCAACGAGCAGGAACACCCTCACGGATTTTGTCGGCAGGGGTACGAGAAAACAGATTCGGGTAAGCATCTGCAATCTCATCGAGGATATACTCGAAGTGGTCGCCTTCCGTTATTTCCGTTTCGAGGGTATTCGATTCAATGACAAGTAGCGAATTGTGGTACACCTTGGCAACTTGTGCCGCCTTCCACGCCAGTAGGTCATGGTCGATATGTCCGCACCATTCCGCTACTACCTCTGGAACGCCGCCGTCCAGCATAGCGATACGGTCGATAACCGTGATACAGCTATTGTCCGCCTTTTCGCTGCGACCTCCAATGTCCACAACAGTGACATAACGTGCGGTACACTTGCCAGCACTAGGCATTGCCCATACCTGCAAGTAGCCCCCTCGCTCCTCTACAAAGCGCAAACCCTGCAAGGCTTGTTTGCCGTGGGTATCTGCACCGTATATTTCGCCCTCGAAAGTAGGGGCCAGGCATCCCTTGCGAAGTCGTGCCACATCGCCAATGGGGTAGAAGCGGCGACCCGTGGACTGGAAAGATTCAATATAATTGCCCGGATACTCGGACATAAAACGCCACTCGTCGGCATACTCCTTCAACTTCTCACGTCTCCACGCTATGGCTTCGAGGGTTGCCCCGTCGGTGAAGTAGGACATCTCCTGTGGCGACATGCTCTCGATAAATACGCGGTAATTAGGGATAGGGTATTGGTAGTCGTCAATATCGAAAAACGCCACGAACACAAATCTAAAACTACTCTCCCCTTTGATAGCACGAAGACATTCACGGTGAAAGAAGTTGCCCACCCCTTTGGCTGTGCTCTCCAGCACCACCATTGTTTTAGGGAGCAGTCGAATACCAGAGATAACCGACTGAATAAGGTCTTCGGGTTTTTTTCCCGCTGTGGACTTCCACGAAGTAATTTCGGTAAGGTGAGCCATTGCCTCATCACCACCACGAATACTGTCGGGTTTCTCGGAAGAACCCGTTGTGATTTTACAACCTCGCTCCTTTATGTAGCGTGTTTTGGTAGAACGTTCGAACGGTGCAAGTTTAATTTGCTTGTTGGTATCAAGTAGCCAAGGGGGGTATTTCTCCAACACCTTAGTAAGCATACCTTGTACCAGTTTGGCGGTATTCTCCACGTGGGCTGCGATAATGCTGTTCCACTGCGTGAGGTGTACCAATTGGATCCACACCATAAATATCTGCACCAGGGTAGAGCCACCCCATTGACGGGCTTTGTCCAGAATGATACGGATAGGCGTACCGTTCACAAAATCGGTAAGCATTATCTTTAGCAGTTTGCGTTGACCACGGTTGAGGTAGAACGGAATATCATCACCAGAGTTTTTGTCTTTGATTTCGGTAAACTCGAACGCCCAATACTCAAAATCGTGTTGGATACGTACCTTAATGAATATCTTCCACGCCTCGTCGAGGGCTTTAGGGGTAGGGTCAATATCGAGGGTAAGCAATAACCCCTTCAAACTGCCAGCCTTCAATATCGCTTTTACCAGTTCATTCTCCATCATAGGTACGGGAAGCCACATCTTAGGAAGTGGGGCATCGGGTATCTCGACAAAGACACGCTCACAACAGTCAGCCCCTTGACCCGTGAGAGGGTTGTAGGTTTTGATATTGTTGGTAATGCGTATCTTGTTTTCTACTATGATGTTTGAAACGGTCATTTTAGTTTATTTATTTTTGGGGACTATTGGGACAATAGTGACTTTGAAAAATTGCTTTTAATTCTGATTAGCAATTACTTTTGCGAACTCTTGTTGTTCCCTTTGGTACTGCTCCAAAAGGAATGCTACTACTTTGACCGTGGTAAAGGGGTTGAGTAGTGCGAGGTCATCCACTAAGCCGCCCAGCTTTATTTCGGGAACGCCTTCCGTGCCGTCAATGTCGGACTGTAGGGATTGTAGAAGTTCAACCCTTTCGGCGATTACCTTCACTTTTGTTTTGAGGTCTTTAAGATAAGCTTTTTGCTCTTTTGTCTTTTTCATATCTGGATAATTTAATTATTGAGGTGAATACCATTCCGTAGATTGTCGCAAAGGCATGTATGTAGCCGTTGGTATGTGCAAAGTAATAAGTGAGTATGTTGACCACCGCAAGTACGACAAGGTAAATGAATAAACTCTTAGAGGGGTTGAGTACTATAAAGCAGCCGAACAGAAACATTACTGCCCCCGAAGCCCCTATGGTGGGGTAAGGCATTTCAGCCCCGAAGGTGGCAAGAAAAGCCCCTACCAGCATGGCGGTAAATAGTAGATATTGGTTGATGGTACGAGCCACTGACTTGAACATAAAGTGGAAAGACAGCATGTTCATAAACAAGTGGAAAAAAGCAATGTGCGCAAACATGTAGGTGTAACGGGTGTAGAGCGGTGAAGAGGCGGTGAAGCCCAAACAGCGCAAGTCTGCGGCATACGCAAACAAGAACACGATTACATTGATAAGTATAAATAGGTTTTTCATATATTTAATTTATCCACTCAATTGATGTTTTACCTTCAAACCCTTTTTCCCAAACATACCATGCGTAGGCTACGGCACTTTCATTTTTAAAAACCCCATTCATTCCACATTCAATCCTACTACTTGAAACATAAATAGTTTTTGGTGGATTAGCTTTAAATAGTTTTTTTCGTGCCTTACCTTCCATAAATTGAAGTTTAAGAAACATTGCCACTTTATTTCCAGTTGGAATAATTGAAAGCGATTTTTCGATAAACTCCTTTGCGAACTTGTAAGGGGGGTTTGTGATTATATCCCCCAACCATTGCTTGTTTTCATCCGAAAGGAAATCCGCTACTTCCCCATACCCCCTGTCAATCAAATCACTTGAAAAAACATCAATCCCATGTTTTATGATTTCTGCGGACAAATGTCCTTGCCCGCAAGCGCATTCCCCCACATCCTTAAAGGTTTCTACCTCACAAAGAAGTTTTGCAGCTATCGGGTCAGTAGCATAATAGTCATTGCTTTCTCTGTCGCTTTCCGTGTGACTTGATGCCCCTAAAGTTTTATAAACACTTGTTTTATCCCCCGTCCAGTCTTTCATAATTTCATATTTTTCTTTTTACCCTTGCTTAATTTCCACAATAAAAGCTTTGCGCTTGACGGATCCATGTAGAAACACTCGGCAGGCATGAGAATAGCCTTCTCGATAATTTCCGATTTGTGAACCCCTCTCAACTCAATGGCCAGACGGAGGTAGTGGCGATAAACAGATTCGTACTGCTTGTTGATTAGTGGGTTTACCCCCATTGCCCCTACCCCTCGGCGCTCCACATTATTGATATACCTTGCAGCCGCTTCTACGGTTATGTAGTGGCGAGGTGCAGGGCTATTGACCGTTAGGTGTATGAGCGATTTTCGGGTCATAATACAAGCCTGTGTTCCTAGCTTCTTGACGATGCGGTCGTAGGCAACGAGTAAATCCTCGTTGCGTTGTTGCTTAGCATCCGCCAACCCTCCCGCTTTTAAACCCATACATTGCACAGCTATAATTTAATTATGCAAAGAAAAGCAAACTTTGTTATAAACCAGCGACTTTTGATTATAAACTAGCGACTTAGTCGCTAACTTTCTTCTTTCCTTTGTCGGTGAATATTATTGCGTAGCAATACCTCAAACTAAACGCCCTAAAAAGCACACAGAAATGGAAAACAAAGAAGTAACAACCCCTGCCGAAACTACCGCTGCAACCGTTACCCCCTCTGCTAACGAGGTTTGGATGGAGAAGGTAAAAGCAAAGAACCCTGGGCGGGATTATGAGAGCAACCCCGACGAGGTGTACAACGCCTCTATGGAAGGCTACGATGCAGAACACGAAAAAGTGAAAAGCATGATGGCAAGTAACAAAGCCATAGGCGAGCGCATGATGCAAGACCCCAAAGCGGCGGCAGCGTTGGCAGAGTTTATGGACGGCAAACCATTGCCAGCAGCTTTAAAGAAATACTTCAGCGATGAAGAATTAGCCATGAGTGAAGGCGAAGCAGGTTATGAAGAATACCTAGAAGCCATCAAGGCAAACACCGAACGCGCGGCAGGCAATGCCAAAGCACAAGCAGAATACGAAAAGAACCTTGAAGACAGTAGAGCCACCGTGGAGCAGTTCAGTACCGACAAGGGAATGAGCCCAGAGGAGTTTGATAGCTTTATGGAAAAAGCCACCGACGTGGTAATAGGCAGCCTTATGAAAGGTAACATCACCACCGAGTTATTGGAGATACTGTACAAAGGTATGAACTACGACAGCGACACGGCACAAGCCCAAGAAGTAGGACGTGTGGCAGGAAAGAACGAGAAAATAGTGGAGACCCGCAAAGTAGGAAAAACCGACCAACTACCCTCTTTGGGAGGTGGTGCAAGTACAGCCAGCACGGACAAGCCAGTAAATGCCACAGCAGGTCATTTCGACAAGATGGCAGCCGGCAAGCAGGATATTTGGGAAGCAGGCGGCTACAAGAAAGCATAAGCAACAGAACTATTAATTATAAACACAACAAAAAACAAAAATGAAAAAGCAGAAATTTAATTTTTTGGGCATCATATTGATGCTCGTCTGCGCACTTTTCGGCATCCTTGATGGAAGCTCTATGGGTGTAATGACAGCCGATGCCACTGTGGCAACGGGAGGACAAGCAGGGGTTATCGTAACAGGTGCGCCGTTGCTTACAGATGTAACACGTAAGGAAAGTCCAGATTTAATTCTTGACACCGTAGATCAGCGAATTACCAAAATGCGACCATCGGCTACGCCGCTTGATCAGATTTTGCGACACGCTACCAGTAAGACCACCAAAACGATGGAGTTTGGCTACTACTCGGTGGACATTAGAGGTGTAAAAGCCACTACTACCGCAGCCTACACAGCCGTAACAACCGTTGACGGTGCAGAACTTACGGTGGATAATCCGGGACTATTTGCAGTAACCGATACTTTGTATGTGCCTTCAAAGACAGGCTTTACAGAATCTTATGTGGGTGCTCCAACAACCGCTTTAATTTTATACGTTCGTGCAGTAGGGGCTACCTCTATTACCGTACAAGCCGTTAATGGTGCAGAATTGACCAGCGGAAACGACGGTATGTATGTACCATCATTGGCGAGTGGCACGGTAATGTATCGCTTAGGACGGGCAGCTGCCGAGGGTGACGTAAGAACATCGCCTTACAGCGCATTGCCAACCAAACAAAAGAACTATTGCCAAATCTTCAAATGCGAAATTGCTGAATCTAGTATTCAAGCCATGTCGAGTAAAGAAATACCTTGGTCGCCAAACGACATTGAGGAGCAAGCAGTTTACGAGTGGCGTATGGGTATGGAAGCTTCCTTCCTATTTGGTGCAAAACGCAAAGTGTATGATTCGTTGAAAAAAGCGTGGGTGTACAGTACTGGAGGTGTGGTAAACAGCATCTCGAAACACATTGACGTGGCAGCTACAATCACTGACGCGGTATTGGTAGATGTGACCAAACAAATCTTTGTAGGTAACAGCGGTTCACGCAGACGTATCTTGTTTGCAGGTTCGGGCTTGGTGGCTAAACTATCCAACGTAGGAACAGTACAGAAACAACTAGAAGCGGGTAACACTGTGGTAGTATGGGGTATTGAGTGGAAAGAAATCAGAACCAATTTTGGAACACTGTTACTGTTGCAACACGATTTGTTGGACATGTACGGATGGGAAAACAAAGGCATTGTGCTTGATCCTTCCTGTTTGGACAAATGGACATTTGCAGGCTTAGAACGCTTAGAGGTGGACACTAAGAAATCGGGTACGTTTGATGGTAATGTAGCCGTAATTACGGAGATTGCAGGAGCGGCTTTAAAATACCCTAGTGTACACGCGGTATTGACAGGATTGTAACCAACAGTAAATAAATAGCTAGAAAAGAGCAGGCAATAGCTGCCTGCTCTTTTTATTTTAAACACCAATACCCAAAATGAATAAAAGAACAGCAACTTACCAAACAGCCTATAACCACTATGCCACATACGTAAAAGTAGGTGAAGAGCTAGTGGCAGTAGTATTTAAAGACGGGAACAACGGCAAAGGTATGTTTACCACTACCGATGAAACCCTGCAAAAAGCCATAGAAGCAGACGAACGCTTTGGGCTAACCATATTTTTATTGACCGATTACGGGTATGTGGCCCCGAAGGTGGAAGCGCCTATTGTGCCAGTAACACCTATTGAAGAAGTGGGGACAGGGGAGACAGAGGTGACTTTGCCTACTGAACCAGTAACACCTATTGACGAAGTGGGGACAGGGGAGGCAGAGGTGACTTTGGAAAATGCACCAATAGTGGTGGAACCTGAAATAGTACCACCTACAGCTTACCCCGGTATTGCGACTGTGCAACTTGCGGGACGTGCTTTGCGTGCAGACTTCAAGGTGACGGCAGACAGCGTGGGCAACCGTGAGAAATTAATGGCCAAAGCGGCAGAACTAAACGTGGTATTCCCTGACTTAGCATAAGATCATGACACGACAAGAGATTATAGCGGCAGTAAAGGTAAAGCTGGAGGAGTTGACCCCTTATGACGAGGGGTTGGCGGTGCTAGTCACGGACGTGAAGCCTATCACTTCGTACATTGATGCCACGCTGGACGAGGCTTCAAACGAGGTGCTTATGCTTTTGCCTTTGCACCTGCTAACTCCTGCCTTGATAAGTGCAAGCATGACAGGTGTGGGGGGAATTGGCTACTTGGTGCTAGATGCGGACTTTTTAAGGCTGTATGCCTTGAAGGTAAGTACCTGGGCGCGCGAAGTGGTACGCCCTATCAGTACCGAAAACCCCGAATACCTATTGCAAGGCAACCCGCACACGAGGGGTAAATCGCAAAAGCCCGTGGTGGTGTTGACCAACAACGGGACCACTAGAGTACTGGAGTGCTACTCTGTGCTAAGCGACGCCCCTACCATGGACAAGAAGCTTTACATCAAAGCAGTGGTGGCAGAGGAGAACCCTGCAACGCTTGTACCCTACATAGTACTGATGTGTGCTATAAAGATTTACGGCATTATTGAGCGTGCCGATATGGTCAAGGTATTGACCGAAGACTTAATGACAATGATTAAACTACAAACACTATAAGCGCCATGACCATAGAGCAATTATCAGAAGCCATCTACCAATACA